ATGTTCACGCTGGTTCTTTTTGTGTGCTACCTTGACGGCGGTTGTGAAGATATCGTGGTTGATGTCTACAAAACTGAGCAGCAATGCCTTGTATCGATGCACGATCAGCGCATTCGTAACGGCGGATGTTTGCCTGCGGACGATTACATCGACAGCTTCTGGCGTCCAGCCCAGGAATACAGCGATTTCTGATTATTGCAATTGCACCAGCGTTAATTCGCCGCCAAATACCGCACCGGTATCAATATAGTGCAGATTGTCACGATCCAACCGATGCCGCAGTGGCGTATGACCAAACCAAAAGTGATCCGCGCCACGTATGCCGTTACCTTTGTTCATCAACCGCGTACGATCCCACAGCACCCGCTGTAAATCGACCTCTTTTTGCCACTGGTAATCATCATCCGGGTAATCTGCATGAGCAACAACGTGTATGCCACTCCGGCAGCGTAGTTCCAGAATCCAGGGTAACTTTCGACACGCTTTCAGTGCTAATCTCGCCGCAGACTGATCCGCGTGAGCAAACCACGCGCCGCCGTTCATAAACCACAAAAGTTGCTCCCCCGTCGCCAGTGCATCCAACGCCATCTGCTCATGATTGCCCCTGACTGCCACAATCCAGCTTTTACGTAGCAGGCGCAGGCAACGCAGACTGTCAGGCCCACGGTCAATAACATCACCCACTGAAACCAGCAGATCTTGCCGGGGATCAAACTGGCACTGGCGCAATCTCGCCATTAATAAAGAGAAGCAACCGTGGATATCTCCCACGACCCAGACGTGACGCCAGTGTGAACCTTCGATTCGTTGGTAGATATTGTCAGGCTGTGCCATGCAACCTCCTGAGCACATTGAGACCTGGTTATAATTTTAGCAATGGCTGCAAAAAATCCTGGACGATCAAGGGGCGGAGTATGGTATGGTTTACGCAGAATGTAGCCTGTGATACGCAGTGTTTGGCCCTGGATGGCATGGCATTCACCACATAAAAAGAGACCGAATACGATTCCTGTTCACAATGCAAAACGTTATTCTCTATTAAATTCAGATAGTTACAACCCAAAACACACTAAAAAACATCTCCTAATACTTATCATTGCACCCATTCAAGATCAATCAGTTACCATTGGTTTCGTGGCATCGTCGGGAAAAATTCGGGATCTCATGGATCCAGCGTCTACCCATTTTTAAGAATTCATCAATTCACAAAACCATCATTCCGATTTACCTTACAAGCTCCTTTTAAATCTTTAACGGTGCGCACCACTTTTTCTAACTGCCCTATACTTTCAGTCTGACATATGGCTGGAGGTTTCTATGTGTGGACGCTTTGCACAGTCAATGACGCGTGAAGATTATCTTATCCTGCTCGCTAATGAATCAGAACGCGACATTCCATACGATCCAGAACCCATCGGAAAATTCAACGTAGCGCCAGGGACAAAAGTTCTGCTTCTGAGCGAACGTGATGAGCAGTTACATCTTGATCCAGTCATCTGGGGATACGCCCCCGGTTGGTGGGATAAACCGCCGCTTATTAACGCACGGTCTGAAACTGCAGCCACCAGCAGAATGTTTAAACCACTCTGGCAGCATGGTCGCGCAATTTGCTTTGCTGATGGATGGTTTGAGTGGAAAAAGGAAGGCGACAAGAAACAACCCTACTTTATTCACCGGGTAGACGGTCAGCCGATTTTCATGGCGGCGATCGGTAGCACACCATTCGAACGTGGAGATGAAGCAGAAGGTTTCCTGATAGTGACAGCTGCGGCCGACAAAGGACTGGTAGATATTCACGATAGGCGGCCACTGGTACTGTCACCAGATGCTGCTCGCGAATGGATGAGACAGGACGTTGGAGGGAAAGAAGCTGCGGAAATTGCGGCCGATGGTTCCGTACCGGCTGAGAATTTTATATGGCACGCCGTGACGCGTGCCGTAGTGAATGTGAATAATCAGGGCTCCGAACTGATACAGCCAGTGTGATTACATCACCGGGCAATCATCAAACTCCGCGTTCCTGGCATCTAAATGGATATGAGTTTGGAAAAGAGTAACACGATGAATAATAAGAAATTATATAAATTTTAATTTGTTAAAATGTACTCAAATGTGTACACATTTAAAACAGGATTCTTTTGATTGTATCAACATTGTAAAAGAATCCTTTGTATTAATTTTCCATATCATCTCACGTATGTTCTTGATATAAGGTGATCGATAGTGCCATCACGGTCCAGATGCGCAACCGTTGAATATCTCAACTCTTTCATTCCAAGATGCTACTAAAACTCCTTTATTATGCTGTTCATAGCGCCTCTCTTCGATAGTGTAGTTAGCGTTATTGGCTATAGATAAATCATTGTAGCCACACGCCGCCGACGGAATAACAGCTTGTGAGCTCGATATTACAGTATACGATATACCATCAGGTGCCCCTATAACTGGCCCATCCTCATCAGAGCTTAATAAACTAACCTGACTTTTACCTCCTCTTATTTTTTTTGCCCCATCTTTGAATTTTGGTTTTCTATATATATCTGCTGGTACATTAGTATTATATTGATCTTCATAGAATACCTTGTTGCCATCATCACATTTTGCAGGAGATGTATCATAGTTATTTACAATTGCATTCGTAACACCTGTCAGATGCAATACACCCTCAAATGGAACTGTTCTTTGCTCTTGAGAAAGAAACTCGCTTGCTTTTTTCTTTCCGTCAACATTACTACTCAAATCTCCATCTAATACAACGTCTGCTTTAAATGGAATATCAAGCCCAACTTGATATGCTATTAACTGTACATAACCTGATTCACCTTTCATGGCGGTAACTGATACGCTATTCCCCTGACTTACTGTTTCTGAGTATGTTTCTCCATTAGATGTTGTGTCACTTAGTCCAAACGTTTTAGAAATACTAAATGTTGTACTAGAACCACCAAATGGTGTCTTGCCAGTGAATGTTTGGCTCATACCTACCTGCGTGGAGGATGATACACTATGAGTTTTCGTGATACTCCAGCCTTTCGCACCTGATACTGATAAGTTTGCAGAAGCGGTTACTGTTTGAGGCCCACAATTTTTATAGCTATAAGCATTAATTAAAACTGTAGACGGTAAAGCTACTTGTTTAGACTCTAGGAATTTGAAATTATTAACAATAACAACGGCTGCACTTTTTACAGTTGCAACCTCTTTATAGTTTTCTGGTTTTAATACTTTCTCCATGTGGCATCTATCAGGCTCAGGCTCCCCGCTCCAGGAACATGTTCGTTCATAATGCTCAACCATTCTTTGCCTTGTTATCTCTACTTTCGCATTAATAAAAGCCTGATTTATTGCAGTTATTGGATCAGTGTCTGCAATAGCAAAACAAGGAACAGCAAGGACTATTAGAAAAGGAAATGTTCTGAGTTCAGCCTGCATAAGATAACCCCAAGCATTAGATTCTATAAATATTTATAGCTGAGCAAATTAAAAAGTGAATAGTACCTTAGTTAAATTATTAAAATATAACTTACAACTTCATCTAACTAACTGTTAATCAAAAATAGTTTTTCTTAACCAGTATCGAATTTCAATATGCTGTAAACGTTTAATCACGGTATCACCTGACCTGTAGCAAATCACTTAACCTTGTAGTGTACCGAGGCGACAACATATCCCTCTTCATTTTCCACTGCTGCTGGATACCTTGACCGGCAAAATAGAGTGTGCCCCTACCGCCCTTCGCGTTGAGATGATCCAGAACCTCCATCAGATGAGTGCTCTTTTGTCGCGGCGAGTTATCATCAAATAGATCAAGCTGGGCGATACCCTGACTAAAAAAATCGCCGAGCATCACACCCGCTTTTTGATATCGGTGACCATCTTTCCATATTGCATCCAGACTCCTCGTCGCTGCTGCAATGATATCCCGGCTGTCCTGTGTCGGGGTGAGCAGCTTCACTGACGCGCTGTTACCGTAGTACGGTTCGTTCAACGCATTTAACAAAAGTAGATATGAAGCGGCAATACTGATGCTCTCCACGTAACTTTTCTGCGGCGCGCGACGCGTAGCTGCAGATGGCCTGTCGCATAGCGTCATAACCCGTAATACGTTCCCCGAATGATCTGGAACAGACAATTTCCTGCTTTACGGGGGCAAATTCCTCCAGTTCAAGACAGGGTTCACCGCGCAGTTCACGCACCGTTCTCTCGAGGACAACATTGAAGTGCTTCCGGATAAAACGAATATCAGTATCAGCCAGATCCAGAACCGTTTTAATCCCCATTGCCTCCAGCTTTTTGCTGATTCGGCGCCCTACTCCCCAGACATCCTCCACCGGAAGTGCAGCCATCAGTTTGCGCTGGCGATCCAGGTTAGATAAGTCCACCACCCCACCCGTTTGTCTCTGCCATTTTTTGGCGGCATGATTCGCCAGTTTCGCCAGCGTCTTTGTCTGGGCAATACCAACGCCAACCGCCAGACCCGTATTTTGATAAACGGCATCTTTTAATTCCTGCCCAAACTCCTGCAGAACCCGGCAGTTTCTTACACCTGTCAGGTCACAGAAGGCTTCATCAATTGAATATATTTCGCAGCGGGGAGACATTGCCTCCAGCGTGGTCATCACACGGTTCGACATATCTGCATAAAGCTCGTAATTGCTGCTGAAACAAACCACACCATATCGACGGAATAAGTCCTTCTGCTTGAAATACGGATCCCCCATTTTCACACCAGCTCTTTTGGCTTCAGCGTTGCGGGCGATCACGCAGCCATCGTTATTTGACAGAACAACTACCGGCCTGCCTTTCAGATCTGGCCGGAATGCAGTCTCGCAACTGGCATAAAACGAGTTCACATCAACCAGGGCAAACATATCAGCTTGCCGCTTTCACGATAAACGTCACCACCCCAAAGATATCCAGCGTATCTTCGCTGTTTATCGTAATGGGTGCATAAGCGTTGTTTTCAGGAACAAGCATAAGTATTGGATGTAACTGAAGACGTTTAACCGTGAACTCACCATCGATGGCAGCGATAACAATATCTCCATGTGAAGGCTTTTTGGAACGGTCGACGACCAGCAAATCGCCATTTCCGATCCCCGCTCCAGTCATAGAATCACCGGACGACTTCACGAAGTATGTTGCACAAGGGTGCTGAACTAATAGCTCATTGAGATCAATACGTTGTTCAACGTAATCCTGCGCAGGTGAGGGAAATCCGCATGGAACAAGATCACTAAATAAAGGAAGCGCAACTATCTGGCGCAACTCAGCTGGTGAATAAAACTTCATAATAAACTCACTCGTATTTATACTGTTTATACATACAGTATATACTGGCATTTAACACAGTAAAGAGGAGTTAAAGCATGTTCGTGGAACTCGTTTATGACAAAAGGAATTTTGAAGGGCTGCCCGGTACAAATGATATCATTCTGGGCGAATTGACCAGGAGGGTTCACCGGATCTTCCCCGATGCTGATGTTCGGGTTAAACCGATGATGACACTGCCGGCGATCAACACTGACGCCAGCAAGCATGAGAAAGAACAGATAAACCGTACTGTTCAGGAAATGTTTGAAGAGGCTGATATGTGGCTGGTTCAGGACTGAAGCACTAGTACCCACATGCGTGGGCTTTGAGGAAAACAAGTAACTCCGCGACCAAGTCTTCAAATCAGGTTGGATACTCCATAGATGGTTGTATTAAGTGATTAGCGGTTACACGCATTTTGATGTATTAACTCAGACTTGATCTGACGGTTTTCACTGGCAGCACACAATCAAATCTGACAGGCTGCTTTGAGCGAGGAGCTGACATTGTGCTTAAATAATGATGGCTCTGACAGAATGGGGGTTCAATGATTGCAAGGTGACCACTAATTCAGGTGACGTAAATGTGTAGCAATCCCCCACTTTAGGCCGATACATTTTCCATTAATCAGGTCGATAACAGAATAACTTGCATTGGGGTGAGCATAGCGAGGGAAACTATTGATAGTCCCTTCTTTAAGAATTGCCAGAGTGCCCTGACTGACATGCCCGTGAGACACAATACATATTGTTTGTTGATGTGATGAAGTATCTTCCAGGTTTTGTAAAAAACGCATAACTCGCTGAGAAGCATGCGCCAATGACTCCCCCCCAGGTGGACAATACTCTGCATCAAGCCTGAATAACGCATTTGCATCGTTCGGATGTTTTTGTCTGAGTAGTTCTAACGGCATACCTTCAAACTGACCAAAGGCCTGCTCTTTAAGGGCTGGTTCAGCCTTCAGTGAACAGCGAAAGTGTTCAGCCAGGCTTTGTCCCATTTGCCAGGCACGTCCAAGCGGAGAAGCGTAAACACGCTCTATTTGATACTCACTTGCACTAAACGCTGCTATTAGGACGGATGTTTCACGCAAACCCCGACAGGTCAAGGAGCTATCGCTGTGCCCCTGAATAATTCCTTCCAAATTCCACTCTGTTTCTGCGTGTCGAACAAGTATCAATTTCATCGTTAGCGGGCCTTGCTCGTTGTTGATCAAAATGTCCCAACAGCGCGATGTCAAACACACACCGTTGAAGCAGCGGAAGGCTTTCCTGTTTTGGAAATAATGAACAAGTGTAGCTTATTGCCGTTATGCAGCGGCTCTGGGTGTGAGGCGCTGAATTTTATCAGTAGTTAACTTCCGCTTTTGGCACATAGCAACCGGTCCAGCCAAGCACTTAGAGTTATTGCTACCCTCCCTTTACCCGGAGTGTGGTTTGCCGGGTATTATTGGATCCCTGTGCGATGGCCCTAATACTAACTCCAGTGTGATTCCATATAGTAACCATAACTGACTGCTCTTCATTTAGTGCAGAAGGACGTCCAAACTGTTTACCGGCTGTTTTTACTCACACACATTCATGCCGCAATTAACTTTCAAATTCAGCAACAGCCGAGATAACTTGCATAGTCATTCTTCCGGCAGCACTTGCCAGACCAATACCTTAGGGGGCCGGGCAATGAACTCGAATGTCTGACGCAGGCAGTAGTCCATTAGTTCTCCTTGGCTGTCTGTACAAAATAACTTTTATCGTAGGATATTTTATGTTTCCTAAGCCATCAGATCGCAAGCGAAACCGGAGTAAGTGTAATCCGTGCTGAAGTGCTGGATAAAAACCCTACCATCTCTATCCCGGATGCAGTCAAGATGGAAGCTATTTCCAATGCTCGCTCGGTGTGCCATACGCAGCGGGTTTATTTTGACTTAACGCTTAACTTTCTGATTTGTTGTAGTTACGCTATGATGATTATATTACATATATGAATACCAAAATTTCAGTTAAGTACAACAATAAGCATAATACCAATTAAAATTCGAGGGTTAACAATGAGCGTCAGAAGAGATAGCGACGGTAAATATGTGACAAGTGAACAGCCTTTTAAGCAGTATGATGAAAAGTGGCGCGCTGATAATGCTGCTACCTGGGAAGCTCCAAGCCAACCAAACCAGCCTGTTAACAACTCATGGGGTAGTATCCAGCAACCCACATCAACATCTACGTCAATGTCTTATGAAGACCAACTGGCTTTCGCCAGCGGCGCGCGAAAAGTTCTTGCCTTAATTATTATCTGGTTTACGCTATGGGGCGTTATCTTAATACCAGGACTACAGGCTTCGCAAATGCTCATATATGCGGGTGGGCTTACCTCAATCCTGGGAAGAATAATTTTCTCGATCCTTTTCAGTGTTTATTCCATCCTGTTTGCCCCTCTTCAGTTTGCTTACCTCTTTGATGTAGACCTGGGAATGCGATTGCTCATTCAACTTGGGATGATAGTTGTACTGTCATTTCTGGTATTTAAATTCTGGCAGAAATTAAAGAAAAAAATATTGTATAGCGTCGCTATTATTGCAGTACTAGCATATATAGCCGTTGGGCTTGTATCACTTAATAGTGGACTTTGGGAATCATTTAAGTTTTTCCCGTATCTGAGTTAGTAGTTCCGTCTTTACCTTATTGTGGCACGTAGCATAATGAAGAAGAGAAACTGATGAAAAAATCGTTGCTGGTAATAGTTCTGCTTGGGTTAAGTGCATCGGCAGCAGCCGGGGAAGCACACTTTTGTGGCTCCCCTGAAGTTGGCGCGATCGAAACAGGGCGTCATGATGTTAATGACAGTACCGTTTTTACTTGCGGTGGAGGGATCAAAGGCACCCTGCCCGAACTAGCAAAACAGGGTTGGAAAGTTGTGCAAGTGAGCGATCAGATGGCATCATCATCTTCGTCTGATCCGAGTAAATCCACTGTCTATTCACGGTTGATAATACAGAAAGACTGACAACGCATGTTTTCTTAATGACCAACCAAACTCCGTCAACTGGCAGAGTTTGGTTGTAACTCTGAGTTTCTAACTTGTGGTTTTCACCAGCATCGGAACCTGTTTTGCCACCTTGCTCGAAGCCACCTTCTAGTTCAGTCAAAAAACACTCTGTCTGTTTGTCTTATCTTAAATATATCTGAAATGCAGCCCAACCAATAACCCGTTTTAGTGATGTTAACTTTCCGATTTTCTGAGAAATAAAAATTGTCGGAGTAATCTATTAACCAACTAAAGAAATTGAATCAATGATGAGTTTACCTGTTCCGAAAAGAAACTTACGGATTTATGACCTGTTGATAATGGCTGGCATGTCATTAGATGACTGGCCACATGCTAATTCGCCCAACCACAACCAACGCTGGGCTTGGCTTGAAGGTGATATCGCAGTGGTTAATGTATGGACCGATAATATCCGGATATCGACCGGTTCGGAAGAGACATACATGACCAGCTACCGGGCTCGGGGCCGAGACAGGAAGGGGAAGGGAACCGATGACATTTATAAGGAGATTATTCGTCGGAGATTGCCGGTACACGTGCTGTTGAAGGTACGCAATACGAACAAGCGCATTCTTGATACAGAGCGGTGGTCTGCGGCCTACGACGATCTGACCGGCACATTATTCCTGACCCGGGGTAATGTCACTCACTACGAAGACCAACATGGTGATTTTCGTGATGACAGCAGTGTAGAAGATTCAGAAGAAGTCCGCAGGAGCAGTGGGTTGCGACTGAAGGCGTTAAAAAGAAGCCGTGGGATTTGTGAGTATTGCGGCCAACCGGGATTTCTGACGCTCAAAGGTACACTCTTTGCTGAAGTGCATCATATTCAGCCTTTGAGCGAAGATGGTCCCGATACACTGGCTAATCTTGTTGTACTTTGTCCCAATGATCACAGGCGAGCACACCATTCAACCGAGAGCGAAAAAATGAGGATGTTTTTCAACGAGCTCCGTAATGCCTTGCCAGAAGTGTAATCAATCGGCAAGGATGCTACTCACAAAGGATTTTCTGCTCAATCGCGTGTTACTTGACTACACATTTGCATTTTACTTGGTGACAGTGTGTGATTTACAGCGGAGCAAAAAGCGGTTTCCAACCTTGTTGCATCCGCTCCTGATGAAGCGAACGAGCTGAAGGTCTGCTTTGAGCGAGGAGCGGACGGTTGCAGAACGCCTTAAAATTTACATATTTTTAACCAAAAAATCCCCATCTTCGAACCATCTCATGCTGTCAGATCATAATCTCGCTATAAAGAATCTATCCAAATGATTTTGAAGGGTGTGCCGTGGTGTTTTATTTTTTTATTTGAACAACACGAAGTCTGGTGTAACCTATTGAATCATACATAATGGTTTTTATTTTGGGGAATAACCAGTGCTTACAGAAAAGCAATTGCTTGAGCTTATTAAGGCATTACAGTCGTCAAATTTCACAACAGCAGAAATTATCTGGTTAAGTCTCGCCGTAGTTATCGCAGCTCTGGCAATGAGTTTCCTAGTTTCAATCGTTACAGAAAGGGCTAAAATTTCTGCAACTAATTCTAACTATGAAACACTACGGGAACAATTATCTATAAACACAGTTACTATTAAAGACATAGAGAAAAAAATAACATCTGAGTTATGGATCTCTCAACAGATCTGGCAAAAAAAATATGATATGTATGAATTCATCTATGCACAATTACTAGCAATTAAAAAATGGGCAGACAATGAGTTTCATATAATTGAACTTCATATGATTCCAGGATGGATAGCAAGCAGTCACCAGCCATATTTTAATGAGGAGCAAGAAAAACAATTTTACCAAGAAATTCAGCAGGCTCAAGCTGATATTGAGAACACAATGAATGATATAGACGTCCAAAGTAAAAACAAAGAATTACAACAAAAATTAAGCATTGCAATGACATCGTTAACTGAAATATTAATAACAAAAACAATTCTTTTGAATGCTAATGTAACTATAAAATTAGAGGAGTTAATTAAAGACATTGGGTTCGATCCTTCTCCACTGGATTATGAAGAACCTGATGACTATGGACAAAGAATAAGATCAGCGATTGATAAAGCATTGAAAGAAATAAGAATAATTGCAATTTCTGATCTGGAAATTAAGCATCATGAAAGTTAATGCTTTGTAATGAGGAGTCGGAGAGCGGAGGTTTTAATCCTCTCGCTCAGGATAAAAATGAATAGTTACTTATTATGTTTTTTCAATAGTTAAACCAGAACGTTTAATATACTCATCTAACGAGCCAAGGGTGTCATGTATTTTCGCAACATGATAATTTAACAAGCTAATTTCTTTAGTTAGTAAATTAGGTGGAGGGATATTAGCTCTACCACCATCAACAGATACCAATAAAAATCTGTCTAAGAATGCCCCGTCGTAATAAAGCTCATACCAATATCCAGTTGCTCTGGGATCAGGATGATTGTTAGCCCAATCTTCTATAAAATTTTCACATTGAATTCCTTCATCAATGAACTTGGCTCGAATACGAAGGCGTGGGTCTTCTTTAAGGAACCGTTCGCTGGCCCATTCCCTTGAAATCCCATGCCAATCTTGAGATGGTTCAGTTTTGGGAATGAAATTTAAGATTTCCTCATATGTCATATCTCTGACAGGTTTACGTTCTGGTAAAAAATATTCTGCTACCGATGGACTGGCTAAGAATAATGAACTAAGCATTCCTAGAGCAAATGCGATAGGTTCTATATCAAATCCTGACATCCAAAAAAAAGCTGCTATCAAAGCGGCCCCAAAAAAAACACCCCCCAAAACTCTAAGAGGATGTTGATATTGTTTTATCCATAACCAGATTGGTATTAAGTTAATTTTCATCTGCCATTCCAATTTATCTAACTCATTCAGAATTAAGGGCTGCAATTAAAAATAGACAATCATACTCACTGCGTAATTTAAATTTTGAGAGTACTATTATTCCATTTTATTTGCAATTAATTATACGTTATTCATTGAACAAATTTCCTTGCCCTAAGTTAACCATAATGTCCGCTCCTGGCACAGACCTGCCTGTCACATTAGGTTCAGGTCTGTGCCATAGCTGTGTCAGGTCAAATCTGAGCTAATACAATTTAGACGTTTAGAAAGGTGAACCAGCACATTACTTCCTCTCACTCCAGCCAACTGGATATCCAGCAATGGCATTAACATCTGTAAGTAACGCTACCTCCGATTTCATCTGCCTCTGCCGCTCGTGAACTCTGAAGCCGTGCATTACCATTGCCTGCACCATCGCTGCCTCCAGCTGTTGCAGGAACTCAAAATTCACCGGAACATCGTGGTTATCCGCATCCGTCCAGAAGAATCCTTCCGGTAACTTTCCTGTACTACCAGCCATAACCACGGGCGCAAGACGCTCCTGCGATGCTTTGCCTCCATCCCACCGCTGGCCACCAAATTCAAAAATAATGTTGGCGTTTTCCTGAACGTTCCGCCAGTTGCTGATTTCAGTCAGTTTCTGATTTCGTAGATCCTCCACCATCTTGTCAGTCATAATAAAAGGGGCTACAGGTCCGTACTTTCCTGATTCAAGCTCGCTGTAGATATGGCGTCCATGCTCCTCAGTATCATTCTGACATGCAGTGAACGGCAGAAACTCATCAAACTCTGCAAATTTAACCCTGCAGTTAATCGCTGTATGTTCTTTATTCGCCCACTCAGGAGCCTGAATGTCCTCAATATTCATACAATCTCCTGCTATGAAATTCGCTGAAAAAGACCGGCATAATATTGAAAATTATACCCAGATATACCATCCGATGAAGTGGTTATAACCCCACACGAACGCCATGTACCCGGCAAAGTGTATGTCTGGTTAGGACCCCAGATACAAAATGATGCTTCACGATTGCTGTTAGCTAGAATTCCACACGCCCGTAAGCTACTCCCTGCAAAATTTACACCGGGATTCAAAGGACTTCTGGATGGTTCCATCAATGCCAGCGCAAACGTACCTACAGCATGAAGAGCACCCGCTGGTGCACCTGCTGGTCCCTGCGGCCCTTGCGGTCCCGTAGCACCTGTTGCTCCTTTTGCGCCTGCCGGTCCTTGTGGTCCAGTAGCTCCTGTTGCACCCTTAGCGCCTGCAGGCCCCTGTGGTCCTTGCGGTCCAGTTAACCCGGTATCCCCTTTATCTCCCTTATCCCCTTTTGCGCCTGCCGGTCCCTGCGGACCTGCAGGGCCAGTTGCTCCAGTAGCCCCTCTGGCACCAGTTAACCCGGTATCTCCTTTGTCACCCTTTTCACCTTTTGCACCTGCCGGCCCCTGCGGACCTGCAGGGCCTGTTGGTCCTTTAGCCCCCGTTAGCCCGGTGTCTCCCTTGTCACCCTTTTCGCCTTTTGCACCTGCCGGTCCCTGCGGACCAGCAGGGCCAATTGGTCCTGTTGCCCCCGTTAACCCGGTGTCTCCCTTGTCACCCTTTTCACCTTTTGCACCGACTGGCCCCTGCGGACCTGGCGGACCACTGAGGTCTTCACTTTCCTGTATCTCTTTAATGGTATCAGCGGCGGCTTTTGAGGCTGCACTTCTGGCCTGTTCAGCAAGAAGCTGTGCTTCATCCCTTGCCTGTCCACTTTCTTTCTCACTGGCAGCAGCAGCCTGTGCGCTGTTCCGGGCATTCAGGGCATTTTCCTGAGCTACATCGCGCAGCGTCAGGGCATCATCTCTGGCCTGTTCGGCTCTGGTGGCGCTCTCAGCGGCTTCATTTTTATGGTTCTCAGCCGTTTTGGCTGACTGCAGGGCTGACGCTCCACTTGAAGATGCCGATTCTGCACTGGCTGATGCCGCAGTCTCTGATTTAGCGGCCTTGTTGCTGGACTCTCTGGCATGCTGCTCACTTAGTGCTGCAGCTGCCGCGCTGTTATTCCCCTGTTCTGCAGCCTGCGTGGCCGTGATGGCGCTTTCACGCGCGGCATTTTCAGATGAGGCTGCATTACCGGCATGCTCCCCTGCTGTTTGTGCTGATGAAGCGGCACTTTCGGCACTTCCAGTTGCAGATTGTGCCGAAGCACCTGCCTCCTGCTGCGATTTCTGTGCCGTATCAGCGGCAGTTTTTGCCACTCCGGCCTGTTCCGTCGCTGCCTGTGCAGACTTTGCCGCACTGTCCGCATCTGCACCACTGGCCAGAACGTCCTGTGCTGTCTGCCGGGCATTATCTTCGGCAGATCGGGCAGACACATCAGCAGCATCGGCAGAGAACGCCGCCAGTCGCAGTGACTCCGCCGCAGCCGTTGCAGACAACGCTGCCGCATCATTACTCTGCGCTGCTGACTGTGCGGCCTGTTCGGCGCGTTCCCGATCCTTTTCTGTTGCACAGCTCAAATCCACAACGCGGTTTACCATTTCCTCAAAGCGTTTCATCACCTCCGGACGCAGGTCCGCATCCTTTGGCGCATCGAGAAACGCATTCAGGGTATCCGGCGCATCGGTCGGGGCCACGTAAATGTCGCCAGCAAGTACGGGAGGAAAACCTTCCCGCAGCAGTGACACACTGTAATAACCCGGTTCAGCCTCAATGCTGTAGTGGCCATTCGCATCCGTAACCGAGGATGAGGTCACCTCAACCACAACGGTCGGGCTGGTTTTCCTGGCGCTCAGTTGAATGGTGCAGTCCTGTACGGGTTTTCCCGCGCCATCTCTGAGAATGCCTGATATGAGTACCGGCATACTACCTCCATAAAAAAACCGCCCGGAGGCGGTTTCTGTCATTAACTTATTGTTATCCCGGCTGATGACTTTTTCGTCACAATAACCAGCAGGTCACTGATTCGGGAAAATGGATAGCCGCTGCTGTTACCGTGTGTACTGACGCTGAAACTCAGCGTCATCCGTCCGCTCCCGGCAGGTATATCCAGTGTTCGCGTAAAAACGGCCGGTACACCTCTGCTTGTCTGCTTGTATATCTCCACCCCGTTTTTCCTGACAGTCAGCGTACAGTCATCCCATACGTCATTACTGGTCTGGCTGTCATACGCTGCACCCTGAAAGGTAATCCCAGGAATGGAAACCTGTCGGTCAAAAGACTGGTCATCTTCAATCACGACTGTCAGTGTCCCGCTGGCGTACCGTTTTTCACCGTTACTGGTTATGAAGTAAGGAAACTCCCTGCCCGCTGCCTTAACAATATCCCCAAGAATACGCTCGGCCCGGAGCGTCCCCTTTATGGTGCAGTTTTCCTCAATCGTCACATTGTTGAGAGCACCAGAATTCGCGCTGATATGGCCGCTGATATCCGCATTACGGGCAGTCAGTTTGCCGTCCGGCGTCAGCGTAAAGGTCGGCGGGTTCCCGCCGCTGGTGATGCTCGGCGCTGTCAGATATTTGAGGAACACCTCGTTCATAAATATCTGATTACCCTGAGCCACAAACATCGGGGTCTCATTGCCGTTTGCCGGGTCGATAAACGCGATACGATTTGCTGCCACCAGGAACTGGCTTACCTTCCCTTCTTCCGTGTCTTCCATGCTCAGGCCCAGACCAGCCACATAGTGCTTCCCGTCTTTGGTCTGCTCTATCTTCACACCCCACATGGCATTCCATTTGCCGTTCGCGTCCTGCCATTCTTCCGAAAACTGATCCAGCCTGCTGGCGTTGTCTTCCGTCAGCTCCACCTTCTCCAGCAGCTCTTTCCCCAGGTGGCTTTCGGTGATTTTCCCTTTGAAGAAATCCAGGTAACCCGCCGCATCGTTGCTGGCCTGCCCTTTAGCCTCCACGAACGCCGATTTCCCGACCTGGTTCACGGCCCGGATATAGAAGTAATAATCCCTGCCGGGTTTGATATTCGCGTTTGCTGCAATCCAGTACAGCGCGGTGCCGAGATAACGCGCATCGGTTTCCACCTGGCGGATATCGGCAATCTGCGTATCTGTAAACCAGAATTCATACTGCACCGTGGGGTCATATACCGCCTGGCGCGGGGTGGCGGTTATCTGGAAATAGCCGGGTGTCAGATCAACATAAGACGGTACTGCGGGTGCTGCGATGCTGAAATCCGTGCTGGCAGGTTCCCCCTGCTGGCCCTGACTGTTCACTGCCCGCACCGTCAGGGTGTAGCGCCCCGGCGTCAGGTTACGGAAGGTGTGCTCCGTTTCGGTCAGGGTCAGGCTGCTGGCCAGCCGGGCGCTGTTATCTTCCGCTTTCACCGTCAGGCGCAGGGAAAAGTTCACCCCCTTAACCACACGCGGCGTATCCCATCGTGCCCGCGCCTGATACTGACCATCCTCTGCCAGTATCTCTGTGGTCAGGTGCTGCACGGCAGGCGGCGTGTTCGTGATACCGGTGTCCGGCAACGGATCAAACGTCGCCCCGTTGTCCACGATAGATCCTTTCTCCGGAACATGCTGTACGGCAGTAATAGCATACGTGCCGTCATCGTTTTCCCGTATGGCCACACAGCGAAACAGCCGCTGGCGCAGGTCCGGCAGTTTCAGCCCCCACACGCTGTACTCCGCCACGCCATCGGGTAACTGGCTGACGGTCACGCGGTCCGGAGCCGGATGTGCGGTAACTGCGACGGTAACAGGCTGGCCATTGCTGCCCACCAGGTTCAGCACCACATTGCCGCCTGCCGGTATCTCCACCTCACGGTCCAGCGTGAGCGTGCGCGTCAGGCTGTCGACCGACAGAATACGTCCGCCCACGGTCACGCCAGCATAATCACTGTCGCAGACCTCAATGATATCGCCGGGAACATGTCGCAGCCCCTCAGCCCCTACGGAAAAATCCACCGTCTGCGTTTCCAGTAATTCGGTGGTGATGGCCCATAGTCCGGCGCGGTGCGCCTGCCCACGGCTGGTACAGGCGAACGCATCCATCTTCAGAACGTTGCGACCGTAGCGCCGGATGGCAGCATCGTTTTCCACCAGTTCGGTTGACGTTTCCCAGCCGTTGTCCGGGTCGGTGTAACGGACCTCGGCGGCATTGTGGCGCTCTTTCAGAGCACTGAAGCTGTAGACAAACGGCGCACCGTCAGCGGGCATCACCACATTACTCTGCGTATAGGTCCAGACTTTATCGGCGGGCCGGGCCTGCCCAAACGTCAGGGGGCTGCCGTTCCAGACCGACATGCAGCGCATCAGGGAACAGAAGTCCCCCAGCACGTCCCACGCTTTACGCTGGTCCGTCAGATACGCATTGCAGGTGATACGCGGCTCAGTTCCACCAAAACCATCAGGAACAGGCTGATCGCAGTACTGTGCAATGGCATACAGCGCCCACTTGTCCACATCGGCAACACCAATGCGGCTTCCCATGCCATAGCGCGGGTGAGTCAGCATATCCAGCACACACCAGGCCGGATTGTTCGTATATGCCGGTTTGAAAGTACCGTCCCATATCCCGGTATATGTACGTTTTAACGGATCGTAATTCGATGGTACCGGCACAATACGCCCGCGCAGGTGATAGTTTCGCGTGACCTGCTGGCTGCCAAACTGCTCCGCATCCACTTTTACCCCGATAACGGCGGTGTTCGGGTAGCACTGTTTCACATCGATGATTTCGGTATAGCCCGACCACACCGTTTTGTTCTGCAGCAGGTCTGTCGTGCTGTCATCAGTGAGGCGCTGCATGCGTACTTCAAACGGTCGGGGCGGCAAATCATCAATCACCACGGATGCCAGAAACTGCGTGGTCGTTTTCCCCGTAATGGTGATATCCCGTTCCGTTCGCCACAGCCCGTCACGGCGAAACTGGATCAGCATCTGTACGCTGGTCGGGTTGCGGTCACCTTTGGTACTGGTGCTGACCAGCGACTGCACACCAAAGGTAAAGCGCAGACGGTCCAGCGTTTTGGTGGTAATGGTGCGGGTCACTGGCTCTGACTTCTTCACCTCCACACCCAGCAGAGTTTCAGCGCCGGAGTCTTCGAACCCCTCCATCTCGGTCTGCTCATCCTCGCCCACGCGATAAACCACAGTGACACCGTGAACCATCGCGTTACCGTCGCTGTCGAGGACCGGCGTTTTGTTAATTCTGACACTTTTTAGCCCGTCCACAGGACCTTCAATCGGTCCCTCGCAGATGGCATCAACTACCGTCAGCATCTGACTGGATTTCAGGTCGTCAGGAGCCTCATGCGGTGTTTTACTGCTGCCACCACCCTTACCCATAATCTGTTCCCTCTGAAACGACAAAACCGCCCGGAGGCGGTTCTATGTAAATACAAATATGCTGTAGTAAGTCAGCGACCGATTATCACCACCTGCCCCCCGCCACCTTCATCCCGTGTGCTGATTTCCTGGGAGATCGTGCGGGAGCCGACCAGCATTTCACCGTACAACACCGGCAGGGCATTACCCTGTGCCACCATGTTGTCCAGTGATGAAAAATAGGTGTTCTGTTTGCCGTTATCGGTCTGCCGGGACGAGGGGATTTTTGCCTGCGGCGTCAGCATCTGCGCCACTCCACCCAGCATCATGGCCGCCCCCATAGAAAACAGAACTGAGGATACCGAAATACCACCGGCAGATAGCGCCGCTCCCCAGGCTGCCATTGAAGTGCCTGCCGTAAAAAAGGACGCGCCGATTGCCACGGCACCCAATACAACCTGAAACAGACCACCGGATTTTGCCCCTGCCATACGCGGGACAATATGAATAATGGCCCCGTCCGGCAGTGACTCATGCAGACGGGCTGACACGCTGGCTTCATCCACATCCTGACCGGCGATGCGTATCTGATACCAGCCATCATTCATTTTCTGCCGGAAGCCCGGTATCTGCATGGCCAGCGCGTAAATGGCCTCGGCCCCCGTTTTTATACTGAGGCTGAAGCGGCGGCCAAATCGTTGTAAATCCCCGTGAAGGCAGATTCGTGCCATGCCTGGTGTCGCCAGATTGAGTGTGTGCGGCGTTGCCATTTGTCGGTATACCTCTCGCGTTTACTGAGCTGGTCAGGAATATGGTGTAACAGTTCGCCGTCGCCGCAGTAAATCGCGGCATGGTTGGCAACCGATGAACCAAAACAACAAATCAGAATGTCTCCGGGCTGTGCCTCTGCGGCATTCACGCGGTAAAAACCGGTCGCCTCCAGATTATCCAGATAGAGATTATCTCCCTGCTTCCACCAGTCCTCCCCCCGCGCAAAATCCGGCATCTCAATACCGGCCAGATGGTACGCATCGCGGAACAGGGTGTAACAGTCCGTCACGCCATGCTCAAATGCCCGCCCGGTGAGAAAAGGCATGCAGCGAAATTTGTATATCCGGTCATCGCAGACCAGCCACCACGGCAGGCCACTTTGCACCTGCAGGCGGCGATCAACATCGCTGAGGAACGGCAGGCCATCGGGATGGCTGTGTACCAGGGCCACCACATCACCCGCCGACTGCGCCTGAATGTAATCTGCCGGATCCATACGGAAATACTGGGTCGGTTCAGCGGAAAGATTCTGGCAGGGAAAATACCGCTCCCCGGCAGTCGTGTTCACCACCCAGCCGCACGATTCAGCTGGCGCACACGCAGCAGCATGCGCCAGGAGTGTTTTTTTCATGGGTATATCCATCAGGAAAGACGGTTAATGGAGAGGAAACAGCCGATGCGCGGCAGGTTATTACGCAGCTCGCAGCCAGTTCGGCATTTACTGCAGGCATCTTTTTCCGGGTCTGCCGTGGGCTTGTCAAACTCATCCGCCACAGGCGGACCGGCATAGCCACACTCATCAGAACGGTAGGTCCAGTTGCAGACATCAGCCAGCATGATCCGCGCCGGAAACACGCTGCCGTCCGTTTCGGTCGGTGTGGCCAGCACAAAAGTCGCCGTGGTGGCTTTCAGTTCGGATAACTGTTCTATCCTCCAGCGACTGACCACTTCCTGTTCCGGATCGGCCTCCGGATTGCCGCCTGTAAAGTTCACCGCATCGAGAAAACGGGCGTATACCACATGCCTTACCACCGTGGCCCCGACCAGGCTCTGCATATCTGCCGCAAGTCCCGTAACCATGCCAAACAGGTTCGACACTGCCAGCGTCGGGCGGGCGGAAGTTCCTTTCCCCACCAGGTCGAATCCGGTTCCCTGTATCGGGTAAACGTCATACTTCCGGCCCTGCCAGGTGACCGGCTCGCCCTTCTCGTTCGCTTCATTTGAAAAATAGTAACGCTGGCCACCAAAGGCCGTCAGGTCGATTTCCCACAAATCAATGCGGGCCGACTGCTCGGTTTTCGTGGTTTCGTTGAGGGTGTTCTGAGGTATATCCTGCATAAGGGTCCTTAAGCAATAACCTGCTCAAATTTACAGCTGAAATCGGAATACGTGACGTTGTCCGTAACAGACCACTCCCGGCAGACAACTTTTATCGTGCGGTTGTATTTTGGCGGTCGCCACAGAAAGGCTTTATATCCTCCGTGCTCGGTCAGGAACGCTTCAAGTGCGGTGCGGGAATTGTCCGACGTGATACGGAAAACAGGCTGGAAGTTAATTAACTGATGGTTGAGTCCGGTCGGGCGACGTTGCTCGTAGCCATCCCCCAATTTAATGGTTGTCACCGAAGGGGAAACAGAAGACGGCATCCCCTCCCTGGGTACCCAATGAAAGGTTTTCACTTATCCTCCCGCCAGCATGCCGCCATCGCGGCCCTGAGTTCTCAGGATGCTCATGACACGCGTGTCGACCATTTTGACCAGCATCTGCGATGCCTGCGGCCCTATCTGCCCGTTTTGCCCGTCATTCTGAATAATAATGTGATACTCAGGTGAATAAACAATCCCACCATTCATACCACTACCAGAGGAACCCGGCTCACCCAGCGCCCTGACACCCAGCGTACCGTCAGTCGTTTTTGCCAGAGGCATAATGGCTTCCGGACCTGCTTCACCAAACACGCCTGCCCCCTTTGCAAAAGCAAACAGGGTCGGGCTGTCATAGATGCCGTTACTGTAGGCACTTAATGAAGGTGAGTCATAAACACCGCCTTTCGCATTAAAGCTAAAATTGCTTCCATAACTGCTGATGGCCGTGCCGGTACTCGCGCTGGCTGCACCACCAAAAAGACTGCCGCCGATACCCATAATGGATTTCAGGATGGTGTTGGTAATCAGCGCCTGCGCTGCCATATCGACAAGGTTTTTAATCACCGACTGTGTCAGGGAGGAAAATAACCCGATCATCCCGTCCCGGAGTGTCTGTGTACCGTTCAGCATGCCGGTCAGCATGTTGGAGGTTCGCTCCTGGGTTGTTTCCATCAGACCGATGGCGAGGCTGTTCAGGTTTCCCTGCGACTTATACAGCTCCACCGCCGTCTGGTACTGCGCATCCGCAGAATCCTTATCCGCCTTTTGCTTCAGCAGTTCGTACTGCTCTTTGTTGATCGCATCGTTCTGGTAAAAAGCCTGCAGCAGTGACTGACGCTCGGCCAGTTGATTGCGCAGTTCTGCCAGCGGATCAACCGTCCCGGCGATATCAATCAGAGGGGCAGACATTGCCGCTGCCTGTGCCTGTAACAGTTCGCGGGCCGTACTTTGTGCCAGCGTGATTCTGGCCGTCTGGTATTCCTTTTCATCCAGAAGACGGGCATCCAGGAGCGACTTCAGCTCCTGGCTCGCTTCGCGCTCTTTCGTAAGAGTTGCTCTGGCTGGCGCATACTGTTCTGCCAGTTCGAGGCGCTGTTTCTGATAGTTTTCAGCATTCAGCAGCAAAGTCTTCTGAATATCAGCCTCGCTGGCTCCGTCAGCGCGGGCGGCTTCAAGAAGTTTTCTGGCGCTTTCTTGCTCCTGCAGGTTGATACGTCCGAGACTGGAGGCATGCGCCGCTTCGATTTCACGCCGCAGTTGCTCATACTGGTTAACCTTCGACTTTTGCCCCTTACCAGTATCCCCGCCTTCCCCGGTCCAGGGGGTATCAGGTTTATCACTCCCTGTTTCATTCCCTGGTTTATCCGGCTTCGGTGTGGGATCGGTTTTCCCTGATTTAGCTTGTTCTATGGCCTCTTTGACAATTTTTTGCCGTTCTTTGAGGAGTTTTAACCCCTGCTCAACGGCATCCAGATCCCCTTTGTAGCGGGTTTTATCGTTCTGTACGCCTTTAAGTTGTCCGAACGGATCGAAGCCACTCAATCCATCAATACGGCTTTCCGCATCCTGAATTTCTTTAATCAGTTTGTTCCGCTGAATAACCTGATTCTCAAACTGTTCATCAATGTCCAGTAGCTTCACATTGAGCTGGTTAAGCGACAGTTTTTTTAGTTCTTCATTCGTTTCAACGACAGCATTTTTCAGGTCAATCGCTGACTGACGGGCGTTCTTCGCCTGATTATGGAAATAGAGCAACGCCGAACCGGCAAGCATCGCTGCCCCCACCGGACCGCCCACCAGTGCCAGCGCCCCTCTGGCCATACCTACTGCTGCAGAGACTGCGCGGGCTGAAACGGAAAGCTGTTTATTGGCTGCATTCAGCTGGTTCTTTGCCTGGGTGGAAAGCTGTGTCTGCTCAGTTTCCTGGCGGATTAAGCGGTTAAACTCGCTCTGGTAACTCACGTTAAGGCCAAATTGTCTGGCGCTTTTCTCCATTTCCCGATAACGCCCGAATTCTGCGTTATTCTGTGCCAGCGTGGCGGCGGTACTTTCCAGCGTTTTTCGCGCCATATCGGCCTGCGCCATCGCGCTGGCCCTGACCGCCTGCTGCTGCTCAACCCAGGCACCGATGTTCCCCCTGATACCTGCCGTCAGTTTTGTCGCCAGAACAGGAATCAGCGTATACAGCGCAACGTTGGCGACCGTATTAAAATTATCCGTCAGGCCATTAATGGCATCGGTAACGGTCTGAACACCACTGCGCAGCGGACCGTTTCCGCTCTGTCCTACCTTAATAATCAGACCTTCAAAAGCCGAAGTCAGGCTGAGAAGATCGCCGTTCAGGTTATTTACCCTGATTTCGGCCTGCTCATGCGCGGTCTGCGTACCGGTAAGGGCGGCAGTCAGCGACTCCACCTTCTCGCGGTTCTGCACCAGGATGGATGCCGCGCTGAGGTTTTCCACCCCGAACAGCTTTACGGCCTGCCTGGTTGACAGGTTTTTTCCCGCCAGGTTCTCCAGCGCCTGGCTCAGCCCGACAACAGAAGGCTTCAGGATCTTATCGGTTCCCTTCTCCAGATTCAGGATCACGTTGCGCAGTGCGGTCCCGGCCTCGCCGCCTTTAACCTCGCGCTCTGCCAGTACCTGTATGGCAGCATTGAGGGTTTCAAAACCCACGCCAGCCTGTGCCGCTGCCACCCCGCCATTTTTAATCGCGGCAGCAGTATCGGCTATCTCCGATGAGCCAAATTTCGCGCCAGCAGCCAGCACGTTGATATACCGGTCGGCTTCACTGGCTCCCGCCCCAAACTGGTTTAATGACAGGGCCAGCGTTCGGGTGGCATCCGGAAGCGTGGTCCCTGCCGCCTGGGCCAGCGTTAACGCACTTTTGGTCGCCGCTGTCAGCCCCGCAGAGGTACTCAGCAGTTCAGGCTTTGCCGAAGCCATCAGTTTAATGGCCTCGGCGGCCTGTGATGCGCTGTATTCAGTTGTGCGGCCCATTTCCTGCGCCGCCTGATCGTACAGTTTCATCTGCGCACTGGTGGCACCGGTGATAGCCTGCAAATCCGACAACGACTGGCTGTACTGCCGCGTGGTGCTGATAATGGTGCCCAGCGATAACCCCGCCCCGGCAAAACCTGCCAGCCTGCCAGCCAGCCCTGATACCGAAGCAGAAACACGCTTATAGGCATCCTCCGTCTTTTTCGCATCAGCCCGGGCATTGCGGTTAAACTGGCGTGACTGACTCTCAGCGCTGCCGTAGGCGCTCATCAGCTGCGATTTAAAGTTCGCTGCATTCAGATGCAGCCCAACGGCAAGAGAGGCAACGTCACCCATTACATTAATACCTTCATGACTGCCGCACACTGCGCATCCAGACTCTGGTTCGCTGCTGCGGGTGATTTAACAGAGGGCGGGTTATTGTCAGAACCTTCTGGCGAAGGCTTTTTGAAAATGCCCTGTTTTAGGAAGAAAGCACGCCAGTGGAAAAGCGTGTCAGCCGGAAGCGCCGCAATTTTTGACGGGTCAGGCTCGCCCCAGCGGTCGGCCAGCCAGAAAATCAGCTCCAGCCAGGGCGAGTCACTCAGTTTTTTTCGGCGGTTTCCAGCTTACCTATGGCGTGCTTTTTCACTTTGTCGATGGCATCCAGAAGCACAACATTATCGTGTGCCGCCAGCAGCTCCTTCGCCGTGGGTTTGTCTTTGGCTTTAATCGGCGAGCCGTCAGGCTGAACCAGGCTGTCGATAACAATCTGTACGCTCAGCTCAGACGCCATGCGGGCATTGCCAGAGGCCTGCGCCTCGATGAGTGCATCTTCATGATCAATAAGCTCAGCCGCCGTCAGCCGACGCAGGTAAACCTTTGTGCCTAAAATTTCAGTTTCAGTAGGCGTGGATTTCGTTTTGAGCAGTGCATTTTTCAGTGCGGAGAGGCTAAATTCAGACATGGTGTATCCTGTTTTTCAGACGAAAAAAAACCGCCCGGAGGCGGTGTGTAACGGGAAACGGATTACGCTCCGGCATCTGGCGCCGGGGCGGCAATCCCCCATTTAATGTTATTTTGCTTACCCTGCACCGTAATCTGGATAACCTCACTGGCAGGCGCTGTGATTTCGTTCATCTGCCAGCCTGAAAGCGCAAGGATCATTGAAGCCGTTCGTTTGTTCGGCAGCTCAATATAAAACTGAACGGTCTTACGCTGTTCCGCAGCATTGAGGAATGCAGTGAAATCTTCGTTTTCCGGGTCGTCAATGAAGCCCAGCGATTTCTCCGGCCCTTCGGGCAGGTCTGACACCGACTGCTTACTCTTGTCAAGCAGGGTGGTACAGTCGACAAATCCTCCCGTCTGACCTGTCGCGCCCAGCGCCTTGCAGTTAATCAGCGGTTTCAACGCCGCTACAGCGGCTCCAACCTCCCCAAACTTTACCACCGTCCCGGCAGGAAGCATTGCGTACTCAGGGGATGATTTTGGCGTGTTATTTTCATCAGCCATAATGATTCTCTCTTAAATAGTGGGCAGCGGTTGCTACCTGTTCTGAATGCCATTGCGGATTTCTACGGTCAGAATGCGCAGAACCTGCCGGACGTTGTAATCCAGCGCCGGACGGATGAACGGATCGGCAACCTGTTTCACCGTACCGAACTCCTGGGCCAGCGCTTTCATGTAATGCTTTTTGCTGGGGCCAACCCGAAGGATGACCACCGTATTTCCGCGACCTTTCCGGGTGGATGAACGAATTTTGATGGAATCACGCATATGCTCTGCAGAGGACGCATCGTCGAAGCCGGCATGTTGTTTCATGTCTTCTTCCACCACTTTCAGCGCCTCACGCCCTGCATCACGTAACACCTTCGTGCCGACCTTTTCACCGAGCGCAGTAAGCTGCCGCTCCAGCTCGTCCAGCCCTTTTACGTCCATAGTGATCATGGTGAGGCGTCCCGGTAGTGAAAGGTAAAATCCCGCACGAGCCGGTACTGAATATTGCCGCTGGTCAGTACCGTTTTACTCTGCTGTATTCCACCCCGGACCACATTCTGCACGGGAAAACCCTCCAGTTGGCCATGCACGATAGCGGTCCATTCCGCGCTGATCTTCTTATCCAGCTGTAACAGGCGGGTGTAGTCATTAAGCAGATGAATCGCTATCTGGAAGCGGCCCGCAATCAGACCTGTGCGCAACAGTCCGGCGTACAGCTCCGGATCGGAAATACACTGGTAAGTAATCCCCTCCTGCAGCTCATCAGGCAGGAGCAGAGGATAAACATCCAGCCCGGTCAGGCGTTCAAGTGCTGTCTTTAATGCCAGCTCGATCATGACGTGCGTTTGCCTCCCCTGTGATGATGATGCGGTCCGCAAGACGTTCGACGTTACGAACGATATAAACCCGGTCAGACGTCGTTATTTTCCAGTCGATATCAATATTCAGGTTCGGATGAGTGGTAAAAAGACACGTTTCAACAACCTGCTGTTGATCCAGTGTGCGGACCTTTCTGCCCGATACCAGCTCGCGCTTCGCCCAGGCTTTCCCGGTCGCGACCAGTTGTTCCGGCAGATGTTCACCCAGCGGCCCCCGGCCGGATTGCATATACCCAATCGAAAGACGGCAGGTCATTTCTTCCGGCTTCAGGCTCATACCGTGTTCTCCTGCAACGGGAAAAGAAGGTGCCGGACCGCAGCCGTCTCCAGCCACTGACCAGTGAAACCATTCAGATACGCATCCCCGACCAGATACTGCATGGCCAGCTGGATATCTTCATCCGCCACAAAACCGCGTACCCCTTCCGGCAGCGCCTGCAGTTCGTCATCGCTTCCCACCAGTTTGCAGTAGTAGTCACGCTCAATACTCTTCTGCGCTGCCGCCACCATTTTAGTGAGCATGTCGTCATGCTCCGTGAAATCCGGCTCCAGACGGAGCTGGGTTTTCACATCATCCAATGTCAGTATCATGGTCATAGGCTCCCTTGCGGGGACTCAGCGCCTTTTCCGCATCTTCTGGCCATACCGCAATATGGCGTTCAACCAGTTTCTCTGCGTACTCAGCATCAAAACAGGCCGTATCACCGCGTGAATAACGATGATAGGGTCCCAGGAAAAAAACCGCTTTCCGCGCCACTTCTGCTCCCGTCAGGCCCGTGGCCCCGTTTGTTTCACTTCCGGTCAGATCAACACCTGTATCACCTGAACCCGCTGCAGTATTCTGACCGCCATCCCCGTCCACTGTATTTTCCGGCGTCAGTTCATCCGGCTTTTTCACATCACCGGCTGCAGCCGCCGCTGCCGCTGCTTTTGCCGCTTTCGTCGTCATCGTTTTGCTCCTGAAAAGAAAAAACCCGCTGCTGCGGGCCTGTGGAATTACGTGCTTTTACGCTGTGCGACCGTGGTCGCACAGCGTGCAGGACCGGTTAAAACAGCACTTTTGTCCCGAGAACAAGACCTTCCGGATGACGGAAGCCGATATCGTGCTCCGTCACCACGCGGATCAACGACTGGTTACGGGAGAACGCGGAAACCAGATTGCCATCCCCGTCCTGGTAGGAGGCTTCCTGCGAGAACGACACCTTCATGTTGCCGTCTTCACCGATAACCACATCATTAAAGTCAGCGAAGTAAATTTCCGACTCTTTGCCTGCGTCACCGAGGTTTGCCGGGATAGCGCTGGTACGCTGAATCGGATATCCCTTCAGGATCCCCTGGGCCATTTCCGGGTAGACCTTGTTACCGTTACCGTCGCGCAACCCGAACAGTTTCATGTAGGTACGGTTCGACATGCCCCAACCGCAGCTGATCATGTTGCTGTTGCCGTCCATAGCCATCAGGATGATGCTGTCGAGATAGGTATCAATCGTATTCAGATTGATATCAGCAGCTGCTTCCCACGGCAGCAGGCGGTTCCATTCGGTTGCCCGCGCTTTCATACCGACAGGGGTATCACCGGTACCGTCATCGCGCATAAAGGCTTTATCTTCACGGGTCGAAATCGCAGTCAGAATATCCTGCAGGACCAGCTGCTCCACGTTGTAGCCAGCACGACCAATCAGCTGGTTAGAGATAGGCACCATCGCAATCATGGTTTTCGCAGTGAGTTTCACATCATCAAAGCGGGCTTCTGATACTTTCGCATCTTTGCCTTCCCCGGTGTAACTCGCTGTCGCACCACCGGCCAGACGCGGCAGCGCCATATTGCCGTTCGGCAGCGGGATGGATCGCGCGCCCAGCTTACGAACGATGGTGCGATCGCGCAGCAGCTCGATCACCTCGCTGTGGAGGTTTTGTGGAATAAGAACGCCACCTGACGCGGCGGCAGTATTGATGGCCATCGAGACAGACTGGTCATTCAGTTCTTCAGCTGCAAATTTTGCAGCGTCCTGGACGTTACCCTGTGCTGCCGCAATCGACATTACCAGACGGGTCATGCCTGCGCCGGTATATTGCTTTGGCTCTGCTTTAACGCTGATACCAGGAGCCTGCTGTGTACCTTTAACCGGTTTGGCGACAAGCGCTGCCGCACGTTCAGCCGCTTCCAGACGCTCAATCTTGGCGCTGATATCCGTGAACTGCTGCTGCAGGCTGGCAAATTCGGTTAACTGCTCCGCTGTCAGCGTTCCACCGGTAGTTTCAATCGTAGCCAGAGCCTGTACCTGTTCATTAATACCCGCACGCTGACGACGTAATTCTTCAATCTGTGGCATAGTTTTCTCTCTTTTTGGCATAAAAAAAGCAGCCAACAGGCTGCTTTCTGGTAATGACGCGTTAGCACCGGGTCACATTCTGGTTTGCAGGTCCATCGCGGCGGCCTGCAACTTTATGAAAGTGGTTTGTTGAGGTTGTTTGTACTTTGCCGCAATGGCATTAATCGCAGACTGAGGATCCGAAACTTCATCGGCAAGACCTGCTGAAATGGCATCAGCGCCGAAATACAGACCAGCCTGAGTATCAACGACTGCCTGCTGTTTGAGTCCACGATATTCGGCAACTGATGAGGTAAATATCTCGTACATGTCGTCGAGCATTTTGTCGATTATTACAAGGGCCGATTCGCTCAACGGTGCATGTGGCGTTGCATTATTTTTGTTATCTCCCCGGTATAGCGCAGTAAATTTTACCCCCACGTTTTCTTCCAGCTTTGACGTGTCCAGGTGCTCCATGATGACGCCGATGGAACCGACGCCGCTGGTCTGACTGATGACGATTTTGCTGCATGCTGAAGCAATGAAATACGCAGCAGAAAAAGCGTTGAAATTCACAATCGCGGTAATCGGTTTCGTTTCTCGCGACTGGTAAATATAATCCGCCAGCTCTTTGCAACCTGCCGCTGCACCACCTCCAGAATTGATATCCAGAACAATTTCACTGATGGATGGGTCATTTAATGCTGAATGCAGCTGGCTACGGATTCGCTCATAGCTCGTCAGTTCGGTACACATCGCTGTGATTTGCCCACGACGAGGTACCAGAATCCCGTGAACGGGAATAACCGCGATACCACCGGCTGGCTGGACCTCTTCGGGAAAAGCCGAATCATCCGGATTTAGCGCCATCGTAATGACCGGATCCGTCACCGTTCCCTGAATACGGGGAAGCAATACCGCCTTCACGGCGTCCATCGTCTGTTGTGTAGCGTAATGAGGAACGCCAAAGACCATCTCTGCCAGATGTGGCAGATTAATTAATTTTGTTGTCATGAGATATACCAGGTCAGCCCGCAGGCGGGGAATAATCAGGCTCTGGCCAGAATAGTTTCTATTTCTGCCAGTTGTTTAGCTGTTGGCGCGTTATCGCCAGGGAAGATTTGCTTACTGTCGACCATATTCAGAGGCGTCAGGTATTTATCCCCTCCGGCGATGGGTGGAAGGTTCTCCATGCGGCGAATGTCGTTAACCGATAACCAGCCCCACTGGCGGCCCAGCGCATAAGATTCATAGCGTGACTTCTGATCACCGCGCAGCAGGCCAGAAACATTGAATTCAATGTACAGATCACCGCGCTCGCTGGGTAAAAGCAGATCGCGCATTAATGCGCCTTCATGACGTTTCAGCCAGGCCAACAGCGTGTACATCACAAACTGCAGCCCTTGGTGCTCAATGTTGTTATTCGTGGCTTTCGCCAGCATCTGCACCATATGAGGCGGGATTTTATAGAGCCGACACACTTCCTCCACACCCCATTGACGGGACTGCAACAGCTGCGCTTTCTCATTATCCTGAGATAGCTGTTTGTAGCTCATCCCTTCCTGAAGCAATGCAACAGAGAATGCGTTCCTGACGCCGGAATATCTGTCCGTCCACTTTGCCAGCAGGCGGTCGATAGCATCCTGGCTTTTGATTGTCGCAGCTTCTTTTGGTCGCTCAATAACGCCGCTCATCGTACAGCCACGGCGAAAAACCTGAGAAGCATGCTCTTCCACTGCCAGACTTAGCCCAAGAACGTCGGCGTTCGTCTGGATTGGAGAACTGCCGATATAACCATCCAGCGAAAAAACCTTCACATGATGCATCAGGCGCATTGGCAACGTTTCGCCAATTTCGGGGAGTTCATAATAGGGCATCCCGTCAGTCCCTTTCAGGACAATGACCTTTTTGGGATTAACCGGGATTAATTCGCGGGGATACCCTTTCCCGTCCCTGTCGATGATCGAGTAGCAATTCCCCTCCAGCCCGAGTAGGCCCTGTTGCTGCTCAAAGTATTCAAACGAGGTGTCTTTTTTGTTGGGCTGGGAATGAATCAGATCATAAACAGGGTGGTCAGTCGCCCGTTCACGACCTCCATTAGCACCTCGCCTGTAAAGTTCACACGGCAACTGCGCCACCGATTCTGCCAGAAGCGTTACACATGCGCGGACCGCCGATAGCGCCATCGCAGTTTCAGGTGTGACCATTATTCCCGCTTTGCTCTGGCTGGAACTCACACCACCCAGCATAGCCTGCCAGAAGCCACCACCAGACTGAGATTTACCCCGAAACATCTGGGGAATGAACATTATTCACCCCCCCGATTTAATTACGCTGGCGGACATCGATTTCGCGATTAAAAAAGACCACAGCAGGCAAATCAAACCGCCAGTAATAAGCCCTGCTGCAGGTAAAATAAGCCAGGCACCGGCAGACAGTAACGCGGCTCCGGCGAGGCCGATAAAAAAACTCAAAAATGTCATTAGCATGCTATATCTTCCTCGTCGTAAACGGATGAATTACTCACACGGCCATTCAACATTGCACGACCTATAGCCATAAAAAGCGCCGTTGCGCCGTCAATTTTTGACTGCTTGTCACCTTTCGTTGGTCGGACGATATCATCGCTACCCGGTACCGTTTTGCCGATGACATTGCTGATACACCATGACAGAACAGGATTTCCGTCATGATGGAAGCGTCCACCGGCAAGCGCTGCTTCCAGCTCTTTCATTGGTGGAGACATGTTGGTGTAGTCCTGCCGGATGGAAATCGGTTCAAAACCGTTATCCTGAAGCTCATGACTGAGCGCTGTTGCTCCGCTGGGGTCTATGGGGATCTCGCTGATACGAACCTTATGGATGTCCTGCAGGTCGATAATACTGGCCAGAATCTCGCGATAATCTGCCTCTGCTCCATCTGTTGCCTCCAGAACACCCATTTCTTTGAATTTACGATAACGATCAGCAGTTTTAGCTTCTTTCGGATCCGTACTGTTGATCGTATCTTCAGGTACCCAAAATTTCGGGCTTACACAGTAGTAGTGCTTTTTGCCTTCGATTTCCCGGACAAAAACACCAACGCCGGCATTAAGGTCAAGACGGCGGGCAAGGTCCAGACCGAGGTAGTAATCCTCGCCAGCAAAATCTTCATACCGCAGAGACTTATCTTCCGCCGCCTGCCATTGCGTCATGTTGTAGTACGCCGACTTACCAGACACCCAGATATTTAGGCGTTTAGTTTTGAAGGCGTTTACCTTACGCGGGACCTGTTTTGCGACTTCCAGTAGCTCAACCAGATCGCTGTACTTGATGGAAACATCAAGATTGGGGTTAGCTTTAATCAGGTTTTTAGGGTCAGTCCAGTCATCACCATCATCCAGCTCGTAAATCATGCCGAACAGACGATCATTGCTGACTATGCCGCTGAGAGCCTCTTTTACCTCTTTGTCTTTGTCATAACATGGTGATTCAAGAGATGTACCTGCAGTCGTGATAATGAGTGTTAGTGGCTGAGAACGCGCCCCCATCCCCATTGTCATCGCTTCATACATATGGTCCGTATCATGCTCGTGATATTCATCAATAATCGCGCAATGCGGGCTGTCACCATCGCCAGGTTTCCCTGCCATTGGTGCGAATACGGAACCATCAGGGCGGGTCAGGCTGTCCACCCATACTGAGATATCAAATTTAGCCCGGAGAGAAGGTAATCGGTCCGCCATTTGCCTGGCTGGGGTGAAAACCTTCTTGGCCTGGGCCATCGTCGTCGCACCACAATAGACTTCCGCACTGTTTTCACCATCAGCGCAAAACATGTAAGTGCCAATCCCGGCCGCAAAAAAGGATTTCCCATTTTTCCTGGCTACCCGGATATATGCTTCGCGAAATCGCCGCTTTTTATCCTTTTTCGTCACCCAGCCAAAAATTGAACAGAAAATAAAACTTTGCCACGGTTCCAGTATCAATTTTTGCCCAGCTAAATCCCCGCTGGAATGGGGTAACAACTGAACGAATCTGCATGCACGTTCAGCTAAATCTCTGTTGAATTGATAGGGGTAGTTCTTATCCAGTGATTTTTTCAGGTCATCAAAATGACGCTGACATGCCAGTTTGATATATCGACATGCGAGGATTTTCCGGCTTAGTACATCGCGTGCATAAGCGTTCGCCAGATTGACGCTCGGGTATGCCGCCATATACTCCACCCATAAAAAAAGGGACTAAAGTCCCAATTAAAATTCGTCGAATTCGTTTCCTGGGTTGGTGTTATCTCCTGGCTGCTTTTTCCTGACGCGGCTGTTGGGGTCCAGTTTCAACACAACACTGAGACGAATAAGTTCGCTGATATATTTGCTCCTGGCCTTTACCGCCGCACCCAGTTTTTGTCCACCTGCAGCCGTGTCGTCGCCAAGACCATCGCTTTTAATTTCCTGATTCGCGTCGTACAGAAGCTGCACTGTATTGCAGTATTCCATCAGCAAATAACAATCTTCCATTTCGAACGTGCCCCTGTTGATCAGGATTTTGCACGTCCGTCGCCAGGCATCGATGGCCATTTCACCAAGAAGCTCATCAGGCGGGGAAACGGCTCTTGTAAGAGAACTAACCTGCGTTCCTGTGTTATTCGACTTACGACCGCCACCAGGTGCTCTCACTCCCGAACCCATGTCGAAACACCTCTAAATATGCTCAAAAAAAATTTCTTATTTCTCACGCGCAAAAATCTACCGGGAGCGGCAGTCCTGAAGCGCGAAAGGGGTCAGGGATTTGATCCCCCCTCCCCCTTGAAGATGACAGCAAGAAAGCATGCAAAAGCAGATACTGGTCATCCATCAGGATGTTCAGCATAGTGTCTTCAGTTAATCTCAATAAATAAACGATGGAGTCTAAGAAATGGATAAAACCAGAAAATATGATAGAGCCTTACAACTTGAGATCCTCAACGCTCTTATAGATTGTGCTCCCAACTCTTTAAACAAGGCACAGGAGCGAGACCTCATTGAGAAGTTTGATAACTATGATCACTTTGTGGCGTGCATGCTATATCTTGAAATGCATGGTCTTGTTTCTACACCCTTCGTACGCAGCGAAACCATGGCTGGCGTTGATTTTATTTTCAACGCCCCATACTGCAACATTACAGAGAAAGGAATTGATTTTCTTCTTGATGATGGCGGCTTAAGTGCAATCCTTAAGGTTCAAACCGTTCGGTTACACAATGACACGATTGTTGCCCTTGAGGATATAATCCGTGTCGCAAATATATCTGAAGATCAGAAGAAGGGATTGATTTCAAAACTCCGAGAGCTTCCGGGAGACGCCATAAAACATTTGACCCTACAGTTACTGACTCAGGGGGTTCTGAATCTGCCGAACGCACTTCGACTAATTCAAACAACCCTCCAGTAGGGCTAAACTCGTCAGAGGGGCGAATTAACTCAAATTTGCCCCATCCCAGTGTTTTACTTAAAAACACCCAAAATTCCTTCCGGGTATCTGCATGAATGTAGAAACTGTTCTTATGCATTACAGCAGTGAATATTATCATCGAATACGTTCTCTTGCTGTCTTCGCTCTGTGGCATTCCCAACACAACGACTCAAGATTGGAATCGTCATCAGTACCGCCATGAGCTTTTGGGATTATGTGGTCAACGCTGGTCGCTTTCTTCGCTATCTTCTGCCGGCGATGGTTCTGACACAGGTATTGATCACGCTGTAGGATACGCTCACGTATGATTTCCCAGGACCGACCGTATCCACGTTCCTGTCTACTCTTACCTGCCTGATAGTTACGCCAGCCATCGCCAGCATGCTGCTGTCGGTGTTTGTCACAATATCCGCTGACATCGTTGGTGATTGCCGCACACCCTTTGTGTCGGCATGGGCGTTTAGCGCGAGCTGGCATCGGCATAGTCCTGTTTGTTGGATACAAATTATGTTGTACTCGGAGAAAAAAACGGAAATGGCATCTAGCGGAGAATATTCATAAATAGCGAGAATATGCACGGTCGCCGCCCCGTAACAACCAGGATTACCAGAAAGGCCAAAAAAATGAGAATGATTATCAAAACATTCTCATGCGGTCAATGGAATAACAGATTCTTAATCTCTCAACGAAAATAAGGATTTGTTAAGCTCCATGCTTTATGTTCGATGTAACACACTGTTTGAGGCAAGAATAATGATTAGATTCTCAAAAATTCAGATTCGCTTACACTGGCTAACTCTTATGTTAATAGCGATAACCTATGCGGCTATGGAGCTGCGCGGATGGTTTCCCAAAGGCAGCAACACCTACCTTCTCATGAAAGAAACACATTACAATGTTGGGGTGTTTGTCTGGTTTTTAATGATAATACGATTAATTATTAAACATAAGTATCATGACCCAGCCATCATTCCCCCCTCACCAGCCTGGCAGATGATGGCAGCTAAAATAATGCATATCCTGCTGTACATTTCTTTTTTGGCTCTACCATTATTAGGTATTGCAATTATGGCTTACGGTGGAAAGGACTGGAGTTTCTTAGGTTTTAACGTTGTATCGTTCGTTACTCCTGACGAGGAAACAAAATCACTTATCAAAGATATTCACGAAACACTGGCAAACATCGGATATTTTTTAATCGCAGCGCATGCTGGTGCAGCGTTATTTCATCACTACGTCCAGAAAGATAACACTCTTTTGAGGATGATCCCTGATTGTAACGATAAGAAATAAATACAAATTTTAATGTTTAACATTACAGCAGGCACTCAATGAATGCCTGTTGTAATACCCTTTGTGATGGCAATAAAAAACCGCCCGTTGGCGATATTTTAAATTTTGACTTTAATAGATTTTTGGAATGTAATAGCAACGGCTAACAGCACACCCCATCCAACTTCGCCATATTTGTAATGGTCATGAAATCGAAAAAGCTTATCGAACAGCATTCCTTGTTCGGTGCTCTCATCTTCTAGTCCTGCGAGTGCCAGTTCATGAAAAATATTAGCTCTAGCGGGAGTTAATCTTTTTTGAATAAAGTCTTCAAGTAATATCCCCTCAATAGATTCCGCAGAAATAGTCTCTAACAACGCACGATATTCAAAAGCTGCTCTTTTTAATCTTATCAACTGATTTAAGCGCTCTTGTTTTCTCCACGCTCTAGACGCTAATAGAGCAATTAATGCAGTGGCCACAGTAGCTATCGCCGACACAGCAGCCGCAATCATTGACCAAAAACCCCAACGAGCAGACTCTTCCGCAATCCTGATTGATTCTATATCCATAACCCCTGTCTCACTATAATACGACTCAGGGAATATATAGTACTGGCCGATCACAACAGCTCCAAGCTTACTTATTTTTAATCCTTTCGTTTTCACTTTCTCTTATACCGTTGAGCTGGTTGTTACCCTTTTCAATTGTGGATAAGAGCGGCTCAATCCAGAGGACGGCCTGACAATACGTCATTGAGCTGGCGGTAGAGGCACTATCATCGGTTGCGTTAGCGTTCCCGGTATCGGTGTGCATTGCGCTGGCACGTAAACGGTTCGCGTAGTTGAGCAGCTCACCAGCGACATCAGCAGGAACAGGCAGATCACAAGTCTTTTCACGTCGGAGAATCTCCCGGTATTCGATGACAGTTTTCTCGGCACCAGCATCTATCAGCGAATTCATGAGGCTGGCGTTCTCAGCTACCTGATTAAACCGGTTAAAGTTGAAAGCCTGGGTAGTTATCACCGTCGCCTGTAGTGCGTTGTCGCTGCGCAGCACCCGGTTATCAATCTCTGACGCGGTCAGTGCCGCATTGCTGAGTACTAGCAGAACACAGAGCACCGCAATGATGGTTACGACGACCACCAGCAGAATCGCGACAATCGTAATTTTGTTGGTCTTCATCAGAATACGCCCGGAACTGATACTGGGATGTCAGGGTTAAGCGGCCCATATCCATCACTCAGATTTTGAGGTTTCTCTGCCCACAGGCAAACTTCACGCTCAATCTCACGGCGTGTTACAAGGCCCTTCCACTGTATGCCACCAGCATAGATCCAGCGCCGCAGTTGCTCGCATGCGCCTTTCGAATCACCCTGGTTGATTTTTTGTAGCAGTGTGGAGGTTTTGAAGTTTCCCGCGCCTACGTTATACGCAAATGAGTACAGCGCCCCTCTCATCGTTACGGGGATCGGAACGTTGATATATGGGTTAATCTGTCGGGCGACAATATTCAGGTCTTTATCAAGCAGCGCCTGGCACTCTGCTTTGGTGTAGGTCTTGCCGAGGATAATATCTTTACCAGTATGGCCCCAGCATACAGTCCACACTCCAACAACATCCCGATAAGGCTGGTAGCGTACACCTTCAAGGCCATCATTACCCGTTGGGCCAGTAATCAACGCCGCAGCGATAGCAATAGCGCCAGCGGGTATAGCTGCAATAACGCTATTCTTCAGCTTTTGTGGCATAGCCATTGCGCCGGTCCTCCCTTTCCTTTTTCCTGTAATACCAGTTCACTGCACAAGTGATAACGGTGCATGCGATACCGACAATAATTGCCCAGTCGCTCAGGCTTAACCCTGCAATTCTGTCGGCCAACATCCAGGACACCTCTTTTGCTGTTTTAGCTGTTTCGGCATATGCCTTCGCTGTTACACCGCAGCCGGTCAGCGTGGTTCCTGTTCCATATGAAAGTCTGCTGTAAATGGTGCTCATTCTGGTCATAGCCTCACCTCCGATTCTTCGGATGGCGCTGTGTGTGATGAAAGGGCCAGGCTTCACGGGTTGGATTTATCAACAAAGCACGTAGCGGATGATCCCCGTGAGCCTGAAAATTTAAAAGGCCGCCAAATGGCAGCCTTTAGGTTGATGAGATTTCTTGCTGTATTCTTTCACCTAACCATTTCATTACAGGTACGGGCATTGAATTACCAAGTGCCTTGTAACGTGGTAAGGGTGAATTTGATCGCCACGGAATATTTGTATGCCCAACAGGAAAACCCTGAAGCCGTTCACATTCAGATGGAGTAAGCCGCCGAACCCTCAACTTTGGAGTGGATTCGACAATTAGGCCACCCCGCATACGCATATCCTGGTTGGATGTCCCATTATAACTTGCGAGCAGAGTCCCTGCCGTTTCGGGAATAGCGCTCAGGCAATATCGATGGAATTCTCTTTCAATGCCTGAATAAGTATTGGTGCCGCTTTTTTTCTGTTTTCCGTAATATTTTTCAGTGCGCGGCGGCAGAGACGGGAACTCAAATAAAACGGCTCCGGGGTCAAATCCTTGTCGAGCACTTGCCATAACGAAGACTCGCTTACGAGACTGGGGCACTCCGAAAAATTCGGCGTTGAGGACTCGCCAGGCAATTGTTCTCGATGGTCCAGAGACAACACCAGCGTTTGCCCATCTTTTCCCTGCTGGCTGTAATGCGCAACTTTCCCCGGCCAGCGCACCGAGAAAGCAACCGAATGCATTATCATGGCTATTTAGTACCCCTGTTACATTTTCCCAAAGAATGATCGCCGGCTCTTTCCAGGATTCAATACGAGAGCGGTCGATCTGATCTGCCAGCTCAACGAAAGACAAGGTAAGTTGACCGCGTTCGTCATCCAGCCCTTTACGCTTCCCTGCAACACTGAATGCCTGGCATGGCGTTCCACCAACAAGTACAGCTGGCGCAGCAATTTCACCTTCACGAATTCGGCCAGCAATTCGGGTCATATCGCCAAGGTTAGGTACGTTGGGCCAGTGGTGCTGCAATACAGCACAGGGGAATTTTTCAATCTCTGAAAACCACTCGGCCTTCCATTTGAGCGATTCCCAGGCTATTGATGCGGCTTCTATTCCTGAACAAACAGAGCCGTAAGTTACAGGCGTTAAATTACTGGTCATTTATACAGTATTCCATTAGTATCACCAGGCTAGCTAGCGTGGTGGGCCTTGGTTTACTTCATGACCGTATTCATGGGTAAATGGCTGTTGGCAGGGTCTAGACTGTCAACGGTCGCCCATTTTCACGAAGCCCGCAAATAAGCGGGTATTCTTCATTCAAACCACACTCTCGCAGTGGCCTCGCCCATGCCCTTGAGTTCGTTACCCCGGTTTGTCTCTGCTCCCCGTTAGCTCTAACCAGTGCGTGATTGGCTGTCACGCGGCGACGCCGGTGCTTCTTTTCTTATTTACCCTCACCAGATGCAAAGCTAGCTCTCCACGCGGAGACTCGGGGCAGCATCATTACTGATGCATTGCCTTCGACTGCGGTCTATCCGCTTACTGATGCATTTTCTTACCCTCCAGAAACGCAAAAACCCCACGGAATTAACCGCAGGGTTTGAATGTTTGTTTCTTATCGTTTTGCCGCCATTTAAAGTTAAGGCAGCATATCAAAGTAGTCTCAAATATGACCTATTTAATTGACTTTTGCAATATCTTGCTGCGAAAAAGCAGTTTTTTGTTGGGATCGCGCTCTAACCACCAGTATTAATGCGTCGCTATCCAACGTCGAAAATATGGCGCACATAGCACGCCAGTAATGACTGTAATTTTTACTCCAATTATCCGGCTGGACTCCCACCAACCCGGCAAGGTCAACATACTGGTACACATCCCTCCCAGCTAACTCGCTTTTCACATCCTGCGCAGCAAGCCAGATTAGCTGGCGTAAACGGTCTATCGTCTTCTTCGCTACTCGCTTCCCTTCCAACTGTTGGCTGAACTGCTCCCAAGCCCAGCGTGTTATGGCGACCTGATTGTCCCAACCGGTGTTTTCGCTGTAGCTCCACAGCAACCAGACCTTCTGGTGCTCTTCGAGTGACATCAGAGCACGGCGCCACGATGCGGTGGAATATTCAACCGGCTGCACCAGAGGGATATGTGAACCCTTGGCATGCGATTGTTTGCCCGGTATTGGTGGATTATCCAGCGTAATCATTTTCCCGGTCACTTCATCCAGCACTCGAGGCTTTTTACGTTTAAACGTTCCCGTATCGAACTGTGCATTCTCAAGCCACGCCATCAACTGCCCTTTCGTCGCACCACTTAAATCGGCGGTGGCCACCATCAGCTGCTGGCGCACGTATTCGAGAAATTGAGTGTTCATACAGCACCGCCTATGGTTTTGATGTAGTTCTTCAGTATCCGGTAGTCCGTCAGCACAGAGCCGGGGAAATGGTATAAGCGCAATCGCTGCCAGCGAACGCGAATGATCTCGTTCAGTTCTGGTGTCATGCCGCCTCCCTGCTCTTAATTAACTCGCGACGCAGTGCGCTGTAATACTTCCTGACGGCTTTTCGCTTGCGCCAGGCGGCCCGCTCTTTCTTCTCAGCTGCACGCTGTTTGGCAGAATCCTTACGTTGCGCGGCCTCCCGCGCTTTTCTGGTCTGCTCTTTGCCGACAGCGCTGGCGCACTTGCAGCGTGGTAGCTTAGCCATAATCACCCCCAGACCTTTTGGCGAAAGGTTCTTGGTGTGCGCGCCGGATGCTCGCATTCAGGCAATTTTGCGCTGACAGTCCAGGTGATGTTGTCGCGATTCAGACTGCGTTCGACCGTGGCGCCACGGCGACGGTAACTCTCCAAAAGTTCGTCGGCCTGCTCGGTTGTGCATTCATGGTGGTGAAACCAGGAATATTTCATCGCCATCACCCCGCAAAACTCATGAGCTGCGCTGCGGCGTTTTCCGCTTCACGCTGAGTCTTGAATGCCCGAGACAATACCCAGCGCCACAGAACATCGAGCGAGGCTTTGTACAGTTGCTGGAACTCGATTTCGTCCATGTTGGCAAAAGCTATGCTGCGGGGGTGTTTACGAAGAGTTCCGTCAGGCAGTTGAATTGCGTCGTAGTGGCCGGCCTCGACAATTATCCAGGCTCGGTATGCATCAAAAGATTTGCAGGCGCTGATACTTCCTGCACGCCTGTCAGCGATTCGATCGAGGTATTGTTCCGCTGCATCAAGCAGCGCACCTTCGTTTCCACCAAATGCCGCTAGGAATTTAGCGTACCCGGTCACCAATTTTCGTTCGTTGGAGGAGATCGTCCCGCCAGTAGGCTCCCAGTATTCAAACCCGAGATTCAGGAGGGCAAAGAAACGGCGATGGAATGCTGGATTCCTCACCTGACGAAATTCGGCTACCAGCACGGCACCGAGTTTGATTTTTGATTGCAGAATATCGCTGGTCTCCGGCGTCGCGGGGATCAGGATTCCTGAAGACTGCTTGATGAGTTGTAGTTCGTGCGCCATGGTTTCTCTCCGTGGCGCAGTAGGTTACGGTTGTTCAGACCGTTGATTTCATATTATCAGAAGGTGGAGTTACCCGGTAGCCGAGACGGCGGATGAATTGCACAAAACCATTGGGAGTAAAGACTTCTTCATCATCGAGCAAAGGTCGCATTGATACCATTCCATTAACGCGATAAATCAGATGCCTGCCAGATGAAGGAAAGCTAAACATAACACAACCATCAGAACGTCTGACAAGGTCGTACCAATGATCATCTGATGCCTGCAATGCTGAATTACTCACTTTTTATTCTCCCTTCAATCGACACAGACGTGGTTAAAATTGTCGGCAACAGCATCAAAGGGATACACATTTTCGGTATTCTGTTATCTGCTCGCCGGCTAACCCAAGTTCAGTAAAACCAGTCGTCGGCGCTTTCCCATGTTTCCTGCAGGATTTCCTCCACCTTCGTTTTATCACCCTTATCGCCACCGAAAACAGTCAGGCTATCGCCGCCAGCCCTGCGGATAACCAGAGAACAATTTTCATATTGATTTTGAAGTCGTTTAAGCAACTCTTTCTCGAGTGCGGGTATGGCGCCGCGCGGCAGGTCTTTTGATTTGTTGATGGTAAGTTCTATCTTCATAATTCCCTCTACACCAATACACTGTACATTTATACAGTATACCTATTGAACCTCATATTCAAGTGGCTAATAGCACATTTCGCCAAAGCCATGCCGTTGTATACGCTAAGTTTTTCCGAGTATTTGGAATTTACTAAATCAGTTATGCAAATAAGGATTGAAGGGAAAGAAATCCCCGCCGTAGCGGGGTTGAGTCAAGCGGCAATATCCTTTGGCTGGCATAATTCTGGCAGGTTTGCCCGCACCAACGCCTCAGGAAACGGCTGCGGAGTGGCAAAAAAAGCCCCCGCCGAAGCGGGTTCAAATTATGGGTAATTCGTCAGATTTGGCACGAAGTATTACGTTAATCTCATATGTTCCCACACCAGATACGGTTACACCACCCAGCGCTTCGCGCTCATCCGTGATGTGCGTCGCCCCCATCAGTTTTGCAAACTGTGTTCGGCCGCAGTGAGTGATAAGCCCGATGATCCCCTGCTCTGTTCTCAGCGACCGATTGATGGCCGCATAGCCGGTTGTCGTTTGAATGACGGTGCAGTTAGCATCCATCTGACAGAGTAAATCGACCGTCAGACGTACTTCGGTGAGGTCACTCGCTGGCAGTAGAACCTAAAGTTGGAATAGTCGATAAGAGTACTGTATATTAAAACAGTATAGCTAATGGGGTGACTAGGGACATAAGACTGGATTTAGTTATCTAAAAGGTTGTAAAATCATAAGGCTAACCTTAGATTTACTTCACCTACAGATGTACGAATGTGCGTTTGGGGCGGTAGCGTGTCAGAAAAGCTGTTGAATTGGTCCCTGTCCATCTCTTTTCGTACCGGTTGAATACAAATAAACGTTCTTGGTGTCTATGTGTAACCAAGTATAAAGAACGATGTTTATCAAAGAGATGTCAATCATGAAAAAAAGAACAGGTTTAAAGTACGCCTTATATATATTGTCTTTATGGCTATTATTTATATCTCTATTCATAATGTCATATGATAAAAATCTTTTTGTCTCAATGTCAACATATTTTAGCAATAAAGACATAACAACATTACTATCTAAAATAACGCCGAAGAATATAGTCTTTGCATCTAGCTTTATAATGATAATAGCTGGGGTTCTTATATTCCTTTATTTACTATTCTCTTTTAACTCGGGGTGGTCAGTAGTCTGCACTGTTTCTGATGTTAAAAATGAAAGTCATGAACACCTAGAGTTTCTAACAACCTATGTTATGCCCTTAGTCTTTACTGATGTAAATAGCAAAAGGACAATGCTCAATCTATTAATAATGATAGTCGCTATAGGAATGATCTATGTAAAAACGAACAGGTTTTATTCAAACCCATCATTGGCATTGCTTGGATTTAGAATTTTTAAAGCTAAAATCAACGACCGCGGAACAAAAGAATTTGTAATAATATGCCATGGTGAAATTGACGACAACAGTAATATTAAATATATAAAACTTGATAGCGGCACATGCCTTGCAAAAGTCATCCAATAATCGAGGACAGTATGTTTTCAGCAATAGATAATATAATAAACTCTGCCAACCTATCAGGTGAGGCATATTTTGTTGCAGATTTACAAGGCCAAATTAACGTTTATAGAGTAGCACTAGAACCTGGTGCCGAGCAAAAATTAACACTATCATTTAGTGATTCACTAAAACGAGATGTGATTAATCCGAATATTGGATTAAATTCTTTGCCGATGGTTTCCTCGCTACTGAGCAGAGATAAGCAAGTCCACGAGTACGACTATCAAGTTATAAATCATCTCCCGGCTGCTCTTGAAAAAATGGCTGAAGTACTTAACTTTGGTGTTAATAACACTCCTCCTGACTTTGACTTTGCTCGGCAAAATCTTTCTTCTGTTAAAGGCATTATATATTACCTTTGTGATGGGCAGGGTAATGGAGTTGTTACTTATCAACACAAATATCCAATTTCCCTGCATAAAAAAACCAAATTATCATATTTTTCGGCAAACGGAAGAACTCTTGACGAAGTTACGTACGACAGCATTGACATTAATGGAAACGTCGACTTCTTCTACTTCAATAATAAATACTATGCATTAAACATTAGCCTGTTAGAAAGATCCTACGGACTTGAACAAGTCATCAACAATCTGGCTGCAAATGCAACCCCACATATAATTAATCTAAATATACTGGATGTAACCAATCAACAAAATCCTTTGGATATTTTTAATGACATGCATAAAAATAGAAATTTTATGCGCAGACTTGCAACTACTGCAAACAGCCCTTTAATTCAAAATGGGGCTATAACCATTGCTAAAATACAAACATTAATACAAAAATTCCCAATTTTGGGACGAAATATCATATTCAATCAAACAGGGTTAATTGAATTATCATCTCAAAAACAAAAACTATATTTTATCCGTTTATTAAATAACGAAGCATCTTTCACTGCCCTAGATCAAGAGCCATTCCTAGCAGTTGGGAAAGATTCAGCCGCGTAATTTTTATAATGTAAATTGCATGTTGGATTTTTTATGTTCGAGTTGCGATTTAAAATGAAATAACGTTCCTGCACCGTGTATTCTTCGGCAATATCAAGTTGATATGATGCTTCAGGCGGCGCTGGTGATGCGCCGGGAGTTTCCCGGCGACTTCAACCTGAGATAAGACCATGCCAACTTCGGCAGGTCTGAGGGTTTCCTCTACACCCACCAGCAACATACTTTCCAGTTCGACGATACGCTTCGTAGCGTATTCTAGTTGCGTGTCCATCACTTGTTCTCCATGTGCTGATCCGCTTTGATATGCAGCTGCGGTTCACCGTCTTTCGGCGCAGGCCAGTCGCGCTGCTTGTTCACCGCCAGCTTTTCTACCATCGCCAAGGTAATCTGCTCATCACTGATACCAGCACGACACAGCGCATCCCATAACAGGAATTGCATATCAGCCCATTCGCTAAGGTCGCCTGGTTCAGCAGCCGTCTCGAGGGCTTCTTTGGAAAGGTGCTTCAGCGGTCCAACTGGACCGACATCGCCGAAAGTAGCCTGTGACCATGCTGCATGTTCACGGCGTACTTGCTCACGGGCCATCGACTCCAGAACCCCATTAAACACTTTCACTGCATCAGCCATTGCGTAGCCGAGATTGCCGCCATCGCTTTGAGCTGATGCTTTGCTGAGAATTCCGTGTATCTGGCGCAGACGCTCGAGTGATACAGGACCGTGCGCCGGGTGGTTGCTGTCGGTCATACTGATGCTCTCCCATACACTGCCAGAACCCGCTTCATCGCCGGACTTGTGCGGCAAACTGATGTGACCATGTTTTTTCTCGTGTTCGATTTGAGCTGCTTGATGTTCAGATCCCCGCCGGGCTGAAGTGAATAGACCGGGCGATGCGGCTCGCCAGTGCGGATAACTACCGCTCTGCGTACCAGGTGAAGCAACAGGTTGTGTGCCTTCTTGCAGTCGCATCCCAGAAGGTTCTGAACCTGACGCGGCGTTACGGTCTGGTTAGCCCGAAGAAAATCAACGATTGCCCACAGTGATTTGCTTGCCATAGTGATTTGCCCTCGAAGTTATTTAACAATCCGGAGATGGCTAACGTTCTTGCGATAGCTGCCCCAGTCAAAGTTCACCCACATTCCGCCATCCATCTGGAGACGGTCGATAACCCGCGCGCCCAACGCTCCGAGAAGTTCTTCGTGGTTGAGGTTCGTCAGGATCCCTACCGGACGCATCGACGACAAGCGACGGTCGATAATCTGATTCAGAATGACTTTCTCACCGTTGCTACCACGCTGGATACCGACTTCATCCAGCACCAGCAGATCGACTTTGCAGAGGTCACCCAGCAATGCGGCCTCTGACTGACCACCGTCGTAGCATTCGCGAACGCGCAGCATCAGGTCTGGGATAGTGACGACCAGCACGCTATGTCCTCCAGAAAGCAGTTGATTTCCGATTGCCGCGGCGAGATGGTTTTTCCCTGTGCCAGGACTACCGCTGAACACGAAACTTGCGAACCCAGCGCCGAAATTTTGTGCGTAGCTCTTTGCCATCGTGAAGGCTTTACGCTGCCCTTCCCCGGATACCTGGTAATTCGCAAAGGTGCAGCTGCGGTGCAGGCTTTGAATTCCTGAGCGACCGAAGATTTTCTCTGTCCGGGCTTTCTGGTTCAGCCTGTCCAGTTCTTCACACCGCTTCAGGCCCTCTTCCCGCTGCCACGCCAGCAACTCTGCAGCACTGGTGAACTTCGGCTGAACGCCTGGTGGAATGAGTTTTTTCAGGCGATCGAGCGCACTTCCGGTACCAACTATGTTTTTCATCGCTACCCCCTGAATCCGGTCGGAATCGCTTTATCTGGCTGAGAAATTTTGTTCGGATCCCGTTTTCCATCAGGTGCCGCGAAAGACCACGACTCTTCGTAGTGCTTTGAGGGGCCAAAAAACGTGGAGGCCTGTTTCACATACTCAGTGTTAAGTTTCCCAGCAGCAGTTACGTAATCCGCGTATCGCCGAACACCATCGGTAAGCTCCTGCACTGTTGCCCCGGATTTAATACGTGCATTCCAGGCTTTGAACGCATCAGCCTTGCTGTTACCACCGGCGCGTTTGGGGTATTCCTGCCACGCCAGTTCAAAATCATCCGGGTAAGTATTTTTCCCCCGGGGTATGGCCGAACCATGCCCCAAAAGATCTTTATCCTGATCTTGTTCCTGATCCTGTTCCTGATCTTGGCTTCGTAGCCCCTTCGAAGCCCCTTCAGAAATTTGTCGAGATTCACGTCTAAAATTAAGGTGAAAATCTGTTTTATAACGTTCGTAAAATGATGATAAAAAAGGATTTTCAGGTAATGACATATACTCATTCCTGACACCAGCACAGCGGTTATCCCCTGGTTTCAGCGATCGACCAACCTGATAAGCGGCCATTTCATGCACCCAAACCATCTCAGTGTCCTCGTCATAGCTACAAAATCCCGCTTCAATGGAGCTTTTTAGCCCCTTCGAAGCCCCTTCCAAGCCCAGACCCGTTTCATGGGCTATGTACAGAATTGGCAGGTAATACAACCCGAGCATGTTTGCGTGTGGCGAGGTCATCAGATAGAACGAGACCACCTGCGCCTCCGCGCCTTTTTTCCTCAGTTCTCGGCCTGTTTTTCCAAGCCAGAACTGAGGCGCAACGGTTGCGTAATCACGCATAAAAACCTCTTAATCGCTAAAGTGGCGGCCCATCTATCTTTCTGAAGGCTGATTTTTCTGACATAATTTCCTCGCAATAAGTCCACAACGAATTGCACCTGAAAGCCGTTGGTGTTCGAGCACCGCGGCTTTCGCCATTTTTGAACCGGTCATATAGCCCCCAGCATCATCTGCACCATCTCCATCAGTGGTCTGGTTAAGCCAGGGTCAACGCGGAACATCTCGACAATCCCTTCGCTCAACTCCTTAAGCTTCTGATGACGTGGCGCATTCATCGCGACGGCAATCTTCGCTTCGCTGGTTTCTTTCTCCAGTCGAGCCAAGCGGGCCATTACGTTGTCTTCTGGTAGCAGGCGATTGCGGAACTCAAGTGGAAGGACAGCAAGAATTGCCGGAGTCAGCTGGCGAACGTTCTCGCGGTACCGTTCGCTGTTGAAATGGTTATCCAGAAAGCGGAAAAGCTTCTGACGTTGCCGACTGAGGTCATCAGGGAAAGTGATCTCGTTACCACCCTGCGCGCGATACTCTTCGATGATCAGAGCAGAAACGACATCCTGACCATCTACACCCGCCCACGCACGAACGGCATCGCGGATCTGGTCATGTTTATCTACCGAAACATGTTGATTGCGATTTATCATCGCCGCCGGTTGATATCCGCTATTTTGATGAAGTGATAGTGGTTGCACGTTTACGTCCTCGTTTCTTGCACTGGTATGGCGTCGGTTGGATTGGGATATAAGTCAGGCCGCAACTCATGCGGTGTGACTCCCGTAAGCTCAAAAACAGAGCGAATGTGATCGGGCGGAATGCCAGTTTTCTTCCAGTTGGAAATTGTCATTTTTGAAAATCCAAGCGCTCTTCCGAGTGCCGCACCTGTACCAAACTTTTGAATAGCTTTCTCAATACCAGTCATAGGACCTCCTTAGATGGAAAAAGTAAAGCATCATTTTACCAATGAGTCAATCAATGAATGCCTATCTACTGGTAAAGCAATCATTTACACTAGTGAAATGAGCGAAAACACAATGACTACTGGACTGATCTCCAGGCTTACAGAACTGAACCGGAAAGGTTTCTCTAAAACTGAGATGGCCAGGGTTGCCGGTGTCAGCAAGCAGGCTGTTTCCAGTTGGTTCAAAACAGGAAGAATCAGCAAAAGTTCTGCATTAGCGGTTGCTGATGCTGCTGGCGTATCCGTCCCCTGGCTACTTGGTGAGGATGTAGGAGAGAAGGATGGTCTTAAGCCTGACGAACAGCGCCTACTGGAGCTCTACCGCCAATTACCAGAAGAAGAACAACAGAACATGTTGCGGATCGTATCTCTGCGATTGAAAGAACTTGACGAACTGTACGCCAAGTACATGGGACGGCGGATTAAGGGTGATGCAGAACATTAAACCCCTACCACTTCAATAAGGATAACAACAAGTTATGACTGACTTTAGCAATAACGGATCCCTACAGCAAATACAGTTATTTCCGGTGGTAGAGGTTGTTTCAGATGATATGCCAATGGGTGTGCTTAACGATGGCACCCCTTATCTGACTTTGTATGGGTTAGCTAAGTTATGCGGAATTGACGATACACCTCTAAGGGTTTTCACATCTAACTGGGAAACCGAAAAACATAAACCACGTGGGCAAAAAGTATCTAGTTATCTTGCATCTCGTGGATTTAGTGATCTAGATCGACTGTACACCAGAGTAGTGAACTCTGTTGGGGTTGAAACCCATGCATATCCAGATTATGTTTGCATGGCGATTTTAAGATATTATGCCTTTGATGCTAATAACTTTGACAACAGCACCGCAGTCGATAATTTCGTTAGACTTGCTGAATATACGCTCAAGAGAATGATTTATGAGCGTTCTGGTTACCAGCAACAAAACACCGAGGTAATAAGTCAATCTTGGAATGTGTTTCAACAACGCATAATCGCAAATGACAGCATTCCTATTGGATATTTCTCGATATTCAGAGAAATGGCTGACCTCACTGTGCGGCTCATAAATAGCGAGTTCAAACTAGATCCCCACTCCATTCCTGACATAAGCGTTGGCCAGAGATGGGCGAAGTATTGGAAGGAAAACAACTTAGCTCAAACTCACGGGGAAAGAACTTTGCACCCACACAATTACCCAGATGATTTCCCGCAAAGCAAAGGTACGCAGAAAGAGGCGTACATCTACCCAAACTCAGCATTGGGCATATTTAGAGACTGGCTTTACACTGTCTATGTGAACATTCATTTGAAATCTTATCTCGCAAATAAAGTCCAACAGAGAGCACTTCCAGCACCTCAGGCAGAAAAAATTATTTTAGCTCTTCAAAAGCCTACACTTCCTAAACCCCATTAACGAGTTTTTCTTACCCGGCCACCGCGCCGGGTTTCTTTTGCCTACCCCTTTCGCATTTCCTCAGCTGCAAACCTGAACACCTGTCGCCAAAAATCGTTCTGCTCAATATCCCCCAGCGACTCCAGCATTGAAATGATCGCCTCAGTAGTTGGCGCGTCTCCATGTGATATCAGATTCAGCGTCGCTCTACCCACCGCCTGACATACATCGTTGTAACCCACGTAGAACTGTTCCATAGCCCACCTTCATTGAGGTTTTTTAACCATATACATTTTCAGCACACATCCACAGCAAAAATCCGCATAAATTTCGCACGTGGTACAACTATGCTTTACTTTTTACATCCGCATTACTTGACTTGATAGTAAAGCGGTGTTTTACTTACTCCATCAACACAACCACCTAGGCAGGACGCCCACGAAGTAGCCGTCCGGGGCATATGAAGACCGGAATGAGGTGGTGAGATTAACGCGCAGTAGGTTTGAAACGTTCCGCTAGCCGGCGACAAGGCAAGAAACAGAAGTGAGCTTCGTGGTGGTGAACTGCAGAGTTAAAACGCTCAATCGCGAAGATCAGCGCCGCTGCGCCACCAGCGAAGTTCTCTGAGTTCTGGCAATAAGGTATCGAGGGTGAGATGGAAAAAGCATACGAGGAGTATTTTGAAGGGCTCGCCGATGGCGAGGAAGCACTCAGTTTTGCAGAATTTAAAGAGGCCCAGTCATGAAAACCAGTAACGAAGTACCAAGCAACGGTCGCGCCATCCCAATGCGAAATAGCCGTACCGGCGCAGCATGGCTTGTATCTTTTGATTACCGCAAAAGCATGTACTGGCACGAACCACAGGGAAACCTGCGTCATATCCGCCGTCCATACGCTTCCCGCACCATTGAACCGAATCTGGTTCCGGCAGGTACGCACTGATGAACACACTTTTCGCGTTAGTGCTGACCATTGGCATGACCAACGGTGATTTTCAGGATGTTGTACTGGGTGTTTATGACGACCAGCAGCAATGTGAGCAGGCAGCTGTTGAGCAGCAGGTTTCAGGTAGCTGCTATCCAGTTGAAAGGATCATCAGTAGCGACGAATTACCTGCTCAGGCAGACGTTAAGTTCTGAGGCAATGATGATGCAGACCAAATGCTGTTATTGCGGCAAGCCGGTTAAAACGGAAGAAGTAATCAAAAGCACCCTTCTCTATCGCAACGGCTCACAGCTGGCACGCAAAGAGAAAGAGTATTGTTCCAAGCGCTGCGCTTCTTACGACCAGATGGCGCACGAAGGCTAAATAGTAGTCCCGAAATATGAAATTAAAAATTCGCCATTAGTTTGGCGTGGATTCTTACACCCTGAATAAACCAACAGGAATAATTTATGAAAATAGTAAAAGTCGAATTAAATCTGAAAGCAGTAAATAAAGAAATTGCTTTATTCAACTGCGAAAAGAAAGTGTCTGGCGTTATTCACTCAATCAAAAACGGTGCAACAACCGTCGTTCTCGATGGCGGCTATGTGCTCGGTCAGTTCGATTGCCCTCACTGTGCAGTAACAGCCATTTCACTGCTTGCGGTGCAGGTGAGCGATGGTGATAAGGCAGGGTTTGGTAACTACCGCAGCTACAAACTCGATTACTCAGAAAGAGTTTTCAGCTTCGTGCATTAAGAAAACGCCCACCGAAGCGGGCGTGCCCTGTCCGGTCCAACCGACCAAAGCGTACCGGACATAACAACCTGATATATCGGGGTGCTGTTAAGGCACCTCCATTCTACACGAATCGAGGATAAAGTAATGAGTGGAACTGATCCTGTATTTTTAGTCCGCAGAGCAAAAAAACAATCCGGTAATAAAGATGCGGTGCTCTGGTGCAGCGATGATTTTGAGGCTGTAAATGCAACACTGGATTATTTGTTGATTAAAACTGGCGCGAAGCTGAAAAATTATTTCAAAGCTGTAGCCACTAATTTTCCAGTCGTTAATGAGTTGCCTCCAGAAGGCGAACTCAGCTTAACGTTTTGCGATTTCTACCGCCTCCGCGACGACAATATGACATGGGAACAAATCCCAGGTGTTACGTTGCCCTCTTCTGATGCGGCCGCCGAAGCACGTCAGCATATCGTTAACGGTGTTGATACCTCCACCGGAGAAATTGTCGATCAATCCCAGTTAGACCAGTCTGACAACAATGGCCTAGACGTCGATGAATACGACGATGAATACACCCGGTACCCGATCGTTCAGATGTCCTTCCGTAAGCAACTATTGTCCCAGTTCACATCCGATGCGCTTCGTCATCATCTCACTCAGACAGAGCATAATGAGATAGTCGGTCTGGAAATGGATACCGATAACGGATACGTCCAGAACCTGATCCTTGCAGCAGAAAGTGTCGAAGGTATCAAGAAACTCGACATGCCGTTCCTCTGGAAATATACGAAAGCAATGAAGGACGTATTTGATCCAGAAAAACGTCACGAGCTTTCTCTTATGTTGCATTTTTCTAAAGTCTGGATTGAAACCACGCATATTGATCGCGGCACCTTAGTAAAAGAGTGGATTGCCGGGAACCGCATCAGCAAGGTGTTGCCACCAAACACACCGGAGAAAGCTCCAGAGAAAAAAGAAAAGTTACCGACAGTGACGGTAGAACGCTACAAACGTGCCGTTGCTCAGTCTATCTATAACCTGAATGTTGAATCCTGTATTGCCCGCATTTATCCCGACGCGGAACCCGGTTCAATTACGGTAGAACAATTAAAATCAGCGAAAGAACTCATCGACTCTCGCGATGACATACAAGCCAAAGTTATTAAAGTCATTTCTCAAATTAATGACATCATGGATTACGATGCCCTCTCAATTTTTGGCGTCACTCGCGCTATTGACTGGAGTGACTGCCTGAATATCGGTCCTGTAATACTGCGAGATCAGGCGCGTAAGTGGCTGGCAGAAAACGGCATCTATTCCAACGGTAAGAAGTCGAACGGCTATAGAGAATGGGAGGAAGATCCTCGCTCGGCGCACCACTCCGATAGCCCATCAACGGAAGAAGTTGGTAAGCAACTTGCTGCTCAGCGTGGAGAGTTCGTCGAGGGTATCAGCGACCCTGATGATCCTAAATGGGTAAAAACTGAGACAAGCCAGCAGTCTGCAGAAACAGAGCTGGTTAAAAATGTCGGTAACGGAATATTCGACGTTACGGCTTTGCTGCAGAACTCAGCAACTCATGGCACGACAAAGGCTACGGAGAGCACCAGCAATGTGCAGGTTCAAGAAACTGTCAGTGATGAAAAACAGGCTGGTACTGAAGTGCTGTCAGGCGAAAGCAGTCTGGAAACTGGTGAAAAGTCAGATACCAGCCAGCAAGCCGATGTAAACCAGAATACGGATTCTGTCACCCAAAATAGCGATTCTGTAAACCGAACTGAACCAGTTTTGGCACAAACCGAGCCAGAAGCACAATCTGACGAACCAGCTGTTGCGTACCCCGCTTACTTCGAGCCGGGACGTTACGAAGGTCTGCCGAACGAGGTTTATCACGCAGCGAACGGTATCAGCTCAACTCAGGTGAAAGACGCACGTGTGTCGCTGATGTACTTCAATGCGCGCCACGTAGAGAAAACCATTATCAAAGAACGTTCTCCTGTTCTGGATATGGGCAATCTGGTGCATGCACTGGCTTTGCAGCCCGAGCAGCTCGACGAAGAATTCAGCATTGAACCGGTGATTCCGGAAGGTGCATTTACCACCACGGCAACTATTCGCGCGTTTATTGATGAGTACAACGCCAGCCTGCCAGCGATGCTGTCAGCCGACGACATAAAAGTACTGTTAGAAGAGTACAACACCACCCTTCCTGCCCAGGTTCCGTTGGGTGGTTCCCTGGAGGAAACTGGCCAGAGCTATATGTCGCTGCCAGAAGAGTACCAGCGTCTCGAAGCGGACAAGAAGCAGACTGCCTCAGCGATGAAAGCCTGCATCAAGGAATACAACGCCTCTCTGCCTGCTCAGGTGAAAACCAGCGGTAGCCGTGATGTGTTACTCGAGCAGTTAGCAATCATCAATCCTGAACTCGTGGCACAGGAAGCACAGAAACTGACACCACTGAAAGTGTCCGGTACCAAAGCGGATCTGATACAGGCCGTGAAGTCTGTTAATCCGAACGCCATCTTCGCCGACGAACTGCTGGAGGCGTGGCGCGAGAATCCGCAAGGGAAGGTGCTTGTCACCCGCCAGCAACTGAGTACCGCGCTGAACATTCAGAAAGCTCTTCTTCAGCACCCGACCGCAGGCAAGCTACTGACACACCCGAGCCGCGCCGTTGAAGTGAGCTACTTTGGCTTTGACGACGAAACCGGACTCGAAGTCCGTGTACGCCCGGATCTGGAAATCGACCTGGACGGGGTGCGCATCGGCGCCGACCTGAAAACCATCAGCATGTGGAACATTAAGCAGGAAGGCCTGCGCGCCAAACTGCACCGCGAAATCATCGACCGTGACTACCACCTGAGCGCGGCTATGTATTGCGAGACTGCAGCACTGGACCAGTTCTTCTGGATTTTCGTCAACAAAGACGAGAACTACCACTGGATCGCTATCATCGAGGCTTCCGCCGAACTACTGGAACTGGGCATGCTCGAGTACCGCAAGGCGATGCGCGCTATCGCTATCGGCTTTGACACTGGCGAATGGCCTGCGCCGATCACCGCTGATTACACCGACGAACTGAACGACTTCGACCTGCGCCGCCTTGAAGCGCTGCGTACTCAGGCATAAGGGGAATGAAGATGCAAAACACTAACGTAACTGTAGCTGACCAGAACACCGTAATTAACTCCAACGTGGCCCTGTTTGATTCCCAGTATCTGAACGCCATCAGCGCATTTGCTCAAATTATGGCGCAGGGTGCGGCGACAGTCCCCAGACACCTGCAGGGAAATCAGGCTGACTGCATGGCAGTAGCGATGCAGGCGGCACAATGGCAGATGAATCCCTTTGCCGTAGCACAGAAAACGCACCTGATTAACGGCGTTCTCGGATACGAGGCGCAACTGGTAAATGCCGTGATTTCACGCAGCGGCGTGCTGGCAAACCGCTTTGAATATGAGTGGTACGGACCATGGGAAAAAGTAGTCGGGAAATTCCAGATTCGTAAAGGCGACAAAGGAGAATACCGTGTTCCTGGCTGGACCCTTGCTGACGAAACGGGCATTGGCATCATCATCCGCGCAACGCTGAAAGGTGAAGATCAACCGAGGGAACTTGATCTGCTACTGGCACAGGCGAGGACCCGTAATTCAACGCTTTGGGCTGACGACCCTCGCCAGCAGCTCGCTTATCTCGCAGTTAAACGCTGGGCAAGACTGTTCTGCCCGGATGTAATTCTCGGCGTGTATACCCCTGATGAACTGGATGATCGCCGTGAAGAGCGAGAAGTTAACCCTGCTCCGGTGCAACACGTTAGTCTGTCTGAAATTTCAGGTGACACCGTCACAACCACTCAGAGCGCGCAGGAAAAATCAGTAAATATCGACTCTCTTGCTGATGATTTCCGCGAACGCATCGATGCAGCACAGGATGTTGTTTGCACCAAAGCACTACGCGCTGATATCGAAAGCGCGAAAGCTACGCTCGGTTCAGCCCTGTTCACCGAACTGAAGAACAAGGCAGTGAAGCGCTATTACCTGGTTGATTCACGTAACAAGGTTGAAGCCGCAATCAACTCCCTACCGTCTCCGGATGAACCGGATGCAGCTGAACGGTTTGGGGAAGTTGAACGAGTTCTGGCAGCGGCGAAACGTCACCTGGGCGATGAGCTGCACGATAAGTTCAGCATCACCCTGGCCGATATGAAACCGGAATACGTGGGCTAACAGATTTGGGAGGGTTCGCCCTCCCATTGAGGAGATGTAATGCGACTGATTAACCGAGGCAATCAACAATCCCCGTTAGCGCGTCAGGCATGCGACATCGCACTAGCTACTCATCACGAACGCTACGGCGACTACGGGCGCAGCAAGATGAAGGAGACATACACTGTGAGAGTTGAAGGCGTGAAGGTCTGGGTTGAGGTGGTTAACCGTAAGGCAAGCTACGTGGCCACGGCTATGACAGGCATGCGCCGCTTACGCGCGCTGCCGGGCCAGGTGAGTTGATAACGATATTTCATTAACAGTTTTCCGGCAGCTCTATAATAAGTTGCCGGAAGCCGGAGGTAGTATGGCCAAGCTTCTTAATCTGATGGAATGGGCGAATTCAACTTATTCAACCCCGCCGTCTCTTTCAACACTTCGCCGATGGGCTCGGGAGGGACGTATATACCCTGCCCCGGAACTTCACGGAAAAGAATATAAGGTTCAGCCAGATGCTATCTATGTAGATCCGAGCAAAAAGAACCTTCGTCCCAAAGCAAAACACTTAGCGCTGCCAACTGGCGGCACTCTACTGGAGAGACTGACTCATGGCGAAAAGGCCAGTTCGTTACGACGCTAACCTGCCCCGTAACCTGACCTATCGTAAAAGAGACAGGCTTTATAGCTGGCGAAACCCGATTACCGGTCAAGAATTATCCCTTGGCCGGATCGACAGAAAGGACGCCATTTCTCAGGCCATTGAGGCTAATAACTACATCGAACAGAATTACCTTCCATCAGCGCTGCTGGACCGCATAAAGGAAACACCAACCTTTACGGTGAAAGCGTGGCTCGAGCGCTACGAAGTAATTCTTGAACGAAGAGAATTGAAGCCAAACACGATGAAGGTCAGGCGCAACCAGATCGCCACTATCAGCGATGAATTCGGACGTATGCCGCTATCGGCGGTCAGCACGAAGGACATATCTACTTTCCTTGAGAGTTACATAATCTGTGATAAGAAGAGCATGGCCTCAGGACTACGTTCGGTATTATTGGATATTTTCAGGGAAGCGATTGTCGAGGGGCATATTGAAAGGAACCCGGCAGAGCCGACAAGAACGCCGACGCCCAAAGTGAAGCGTGAACGTTTACTGCTCGAGCATTTTATTGTTATCCGCGCGGCAGCTGCTTCACACTCTGAATGGTTGCCTAACGCTTGCGATCTTGCTTTGGTTACAGGACAGCGCCGCGAGGACATTTCTCTGTTACGGTTTAGCGATATAAAAGATGGCAGGCTATTTGTTACGCAGGAGAAGACGGGCCACAAGCTGTCGATTCCACTCGATTTAAGATTGGAAGTTGCTGGCCTGGAATTGGGAGAGGTGATTGAGCGATGCCGAATCAATAATCCATCAGATTTTATGCTTTTCTCGCCAGTCAGACGCGGTGGCAGAAAGCCGGGGCCACTGACCCCTGATGGATTGACCCAGACATTTTCGAATGTAAGGGATGCGACGACGATAAAATTTGGGCCGAACCCTCCTACTTACCATGAGATCAGAAGCCTGGCCGGCAGACTGTATGAAAAAGAACGCGGGGAGGAATTCTCGCAACGTTTACTCGGGCATAAAAATCTGACAATGACCAAAAAATACCTGGACGCACGTGGTGCAGAATATGTTATGGTTTAGACAGGATATGGAAATTTCGAGTAATTTTCGTGGGATTTCGTGAGGACACCGAAAAACGCCATGAAAAACAAATATATAAAAAGAGACCGAATACGATTCCTGTATTCGGTCCAGGGAAATGGCTCTTGGGAGAGAGCCGTGCGCTAAAAGTTGGCATTAATGCAGGCTAAGTTACCCTGCCATTTAAGAATAGATGACAGCGCCAGGTTTTCCAGTCCGCGGCTAAAGTGGCCGGAAAAAAAGGCAGTTCGTCACACGACCAAATGCAAAAACCGCAAGTTCTTCTGTGAGATCCTGCGGTTTTTTTATTGGAAATCATAACGCTACATCTGACAATTAACAGAGCTTTTCTGCGCGCTCCACAAACGGTGCCAGACTCATTTTTTCGCCAGGTTTCGTCGGGTCATCAATCTGGATAATCTCAATCGGCTTCGCAGTGGTTTTGCCGCTCTCAACCTGTTTTCTGGCAACATCATTCAATGGATATTGCACCAGCGTGCTGGGATTGATGACATACAACGCGTTACCTGCACGGCAGGTCAGCATCACCTCTTCCCGATTAAACGCCCACTTATCTTTGCCAACCTCAAAACGGCTGACGGTGATGACCTGTGGCGCTGCCAGCGCGGCCCCTGAACTTGCCAGTAGTAGTAAAGAGAGAATGATTTTTTTCAT